ACCCAAGACCCAAGACCCAAGACCCAAGACCCAAGACCCAAGACCCAAGACCCAAGACCCAAGACCCAAGACCCAAGACCCAAGACTCTGATTTAGTAAATCAATATCGCCCATCGGGCGGGCTTACTGGCCAAATAAAAAGGCCACCCATCCAAAGGACAGGTGGCCAAGTCAAAGGGCGTAGCCCAAAGGCCACCCCGAAGGGTGGCCGGGCTGCCGCCCATCGGGCGACTGCGAATCAAGCTGAAGGCGGTAGCTCTGCGAGCATGAAAGGCGCGGTCACTTCCATGTCGTCAGGTATTCGTTTCAACCCCAGGACCTCGAACACGGAGCAAGGTACTAAGGCCCCGGCGAAGATCATATTCATGTCCTCGCGCCCAGCTAATGTAACTCCCAATCCCCGACCCAAGATCCCAGCTCGACGTAAAGCGCCCTTAGCCGAGACCCCATACTTCACGATGATGAACGCCCCGACATCGGACCATTCCAGCCTACCACGAACAGTGGTGGTCACCTTCTTCCCCATAACACGAACCAACTCCGCCGATCCCGTGGGACCGACCCATTTGCCTCTCCAACGGTAGTACATGGCATAAGCCCTCCGCCCGCGCTTCGCGCGCTAATAGGGCCATAGGGCAAACGCCGCGCGGCAAACGCCATATGGCCGACCAAAATGAATTGCCCAATGGCACATGCCATTGGTTTACGCCTTCCGGCCAATAAACGTCCTAGCAATAACGGCGCCGCCAATCGGATATCGTAGCCATGGGAACAGAATGGCGCCGCGCAATCTCCGCCCCAGGCACACCCTCACGCAGCAAGGCCACAACGGTAGCTTTGGCCTCGGGCGTCCAGCGATTATGCCAGAACGCCCCGAAATACTCCTTACAATCTCTGCAATACATATAGTCGTAATGGAGAACCTTAACCTCCCCATCCAAATGCCGTAGCTTCTTACGACGGCGCGAATGGACAACCCCGACAGCGCCACATAGGGGGCAAGGCACGCCTTGATTTAGTAAGTCACTCATGGCCTATGTCCTCCTCCAACATACGGATGATATTTGTGAGATGTACGACTTCCTTCTCATGGATGCTAATCATACGGGCGTAAGTCAGGAACCGAGTCCCACATAGCTGCTGACCATCTGCCAATACGACGTGGAGTATTTCGTGTAGGGCCACATCGCGCATATCTCGAACCTCGCAATCCACGACCTTATTCAACCAGATATGGGCTATGCGGTTCTCGATATCTGGCGAACAGGTAGCCCACGTGGTCACCACATCTAGCCGCTCCCACATGGGAGCTATACGCCAATCTCGTAGCCCAAACAAATCGCGGTAATGTTGGAGCCATTTACAAAACGTCTTATACTGCCTTGCTGTAGTCTTCATAGGTAACCTCCTTTCCACTAGACCTGGCATATGCCAATTCCCAATTAACCCCTACCGATGATGACCAACCAGGTAATTTGAGCACTCGAACCCCACAACTACCGTCAATAAGCGCCCCGTCCAGGCGCTTCCAGAATGAGAAACCCCCAGACAACCCCAAAAGCGCCATCTGATGACCATAGACAATAGGTGATAGCAACAACTCCCCAGCCCCAAGGCCCCGCATCACGTAGCGAAGAACAGCTTGGAACCGCTGCTCCCGAATAAGCGCCGATGACGAGGAGTAAGGGCTGGCGACGTAGATGTAGCCGCGACTAGCGCCCCGGCTATCGCCGGGTTGATTTACGCCTTCTGGCCTTTGATTTAGGCCGCTCTGCGGCCTTTGATTTAGGCCGCTCTGCGGCCTTTGATTTACTAAATCAGTCATATTATCCTCCAAATGGCCAGGCCCTAGCGGTCACGATCACCCTCCCAATCCACAACACGATCCATCAATCGGCATCTGGACTGGGAGTCCTCTAACGAGAGCGAAGGGTAGAAATGCCCAGACTTGCAACGCCGCCACAATGCACAAGCCGAGGACCATAGCTCCAGCTGAAATTGCGATCCAATTGTTGTGCGGTGCTGAGCAACGCCATGTATAACGCCGGCCCCGCAGACCAGTTGATCAATGGCTACAATGAACTCGCCCCCAATGGGCGCCCCCAGAAGCCAGCCGTAGATCGCAAGTTGACGGCCCCAGTCCAGGTTTGCCTGTTCCAAGGGGTGGACCATGTTGACCAGCACCCCATGTAACTCCCGTGTTATTACATCCTTATGCCGCCTCGACCGGAAATCCCCAAGCGTGTTGATATACCCCTTGCAAGGTGACGGTCGCCTCTTGGACATGTAGCCGTTGACCTTCCAGTCCAGGATTATTTGAACGCCGTTGTACTCGAAGAACAAGTCAGGCTTGCCAAGTAAGGTACATGAACAATCATCAAGAGTCAACGACGACTGCAAACTGAACTCGAACCTGACGTTGGTTCCAGCGGCCAACATTACCATGAGGTCGGCTGCCGCCCCTAGCGCTACGTACTTCTTTAGAAGTACGTCCCCAATCGGCCACACCTCGTCCCGATTCTGTTCCTCAACCTGGTCCTCGAACAAACCCCGGAGGTCAAACGACCCTGCCGATCCGAGCAGTTCCCGTGACAGATAATGTTTGATGTAGGCGTCGAATGCCGATCCCACAGCCATGGCCGGGGTTTGAGGTGGTCGTGGTGGTCGTTCATCGGCCAGATAACGTTCATAGAATTCTTCGGGCGACTTCTCGAACAGCTTAATCGAAGTCGGTGACAAGTAAGCAATATCTCGCATGGGCCTAGGCCCTCCGCACGGACCAAGGGCGCGCTTCGCGCGGCAAACGCCTTATGGCCAACCAAAATAAATTGCCCAATGGCACATGCCATGGGCCCTACCGCCTAAGACTCGAAAACAACCTGAATAGGAACTCCACGCTCATAGACAATGCTGTCGAACCCTACGATGCTGGTGGCTTCATGCAGTTTATATCTTTTATCGTGATGACGAAAGTGCCAGCACCCTTTCTCCTCATAGACATTGGCTTGACCCTTAGCCTCCACAACTTCCCAGCCCTCGACAATATCGTTATCGAGTGTAATGGCATCCCCAAGTTGCAATTTGGTGCCCTTATGTTCCATCTTGGCACCTTGCTTCATGTTTCTAATAGCTTCGATGATGTCCATATCTCCTCTCCAACCAAAATGATTTAGTAAATCAAACCTATAATGTGGGCATCTTATAGCATCTCCTCAAGAACTCGGCTACAGCCACAAACTGTGCGTAACATGATTAACATGTCAAGCCCTCTCATTGAAAATCGTCTCCAACACATCCTCATGGGACATATCAGGCTGCTTAACATACTCCCACCATTCCGAGCCATCATACTCTGCACGATGGAGCCAAGTACCGTCGCTGAAGCAGATTACCAATTCGCTCAAGATAATTTGATATCCAAAACTAGCATCGTAATCTACATCTGCTAGTCTCTTAAATCGGAACCAGGAGCAGGCTGCCCATGTCCATCGCCGATGTACACAGCATCTTTTATCTTGTGCCCTGTACTTGTGATCATCTTCTTAGTTTCTTTAAGTAGGTTCACACTATTTCCTCCATATCCATGGGCTCCAAGGTGGCGCCCTCGGTCAACCAGTGTTGGCCGCGTAGACAAAGCCCCAAGGCAGCGCACAAATTGCCACGATAGTGAATCAGTGATTCGTCGCAAGAGGCGTCGAGACTCTTATCCGTGATGACGACCACCGTGTCGAAGCGCTTACCAAGTTCTGTAACCAATTCTTCGGTTGTGAGTAGCTCAATCATTTGGCCCTCCAATATTTGCTTGTCAATTGATCATTGGTGAAGGTCACTTGAATACCTCCTCCATTCCATTCCCAAAACTCAGAGGTATCTTCTAGGATCTGCATTTCTGAGGTCTTAACTCCTTCTTCCCCCAAGATGGCCTTAACCTGGAAGTATAACATTCCGCGCTTCAATTTGTCATACTTCGCCTTGGGGATTGCCTGAATAGATTTCGGGGCCTGGGCCTGGGCCCGAACCTCAACCCGCGGCTTAAAAGCCGAGGACCCTATGACATAGACCGCGTAGCCTATAATAATGTAGAGTACTATTCGTCGCATCTCATTCCCTCCATTGGTAGTAGGTCCAGGGGCCTAGACCCCTGATCTGATTTACTAAATCACAAAGGAGATAAATAGCTACGCTATTTATCTTAACATAATGTGCAAGATACCCCGGAACCAAGATCCCAGAGCAACCAATAGAGCGCAACCATCCCTCGCCAATGGACCCCACGATCCAACGTTCTGGTAACTGGATGATCAGGAACTCATATCGCGTACAATCGCCTGGTTCCAAGATCATCAATGCATTACCTGTAAGCCCTGCCAAGATAGTCTCTAAATAAAGCTGGTAGTTCCGTGTGAACAGGAAGTCACTTCGTGGCGCTGTCTCAAGGACCCTCATCTTCTCTCCTTATGCATTGTGCACCCAAAGGCATCTTGCACGGTTAGATAGGACTTACTCCAAAGTACACTATTCTCGATAGCCAGAACACGTAGCAATACTTCACAGGTCCCACTATGGCGCGGCTTCTCCTCGGGATCAATGGTTTTGTGCCAAGTGCCCCGTTTGAAGTATTTACACGTTTTGCAGTTCATCCACGGCCTCCACAGTAAGCCCGATAATCGGGAGCCCTTTAATAGAGGCTGGGCAACCTTTGGCTGCGGCCCGGAGGGCATCGGGTAAGGTCGGGAAGTCGTAATCTTCAGTAATAGGTAACCACGACCCGTCGCTAGCTTGATCATTGGCTACTGCTAATTTAACATGTATTTTGTATTTCATAGTTCCTCCCTAGCATTATCTGCTTCCCAATTACGGATATCGTCATCAATATCATAGGCGAACATAATCTTGTCAATAGCAGCGTGGACCGCCTCCCCAAGGGACTCGTTACTGAGGTTACTGAGGTCAATCCCCTCATCATCCAGGTAGAGAACTATCCCAGTAAGCTCCCTATCGTCTTCACATTCCGGTGGATCGTCATAGGTCGCAGGGATATTACAACCAGTAGCCTGGAACTTTAGTCCAATAGCGGCCTCGATATCCACCTCAATAGGTACATTCCATTTCTTAATCATCATTTCTCCTGATTTGGTAAATCACTCTATCTCAAAAATATTTTCCTGTGGAAAACACTTCAGCCAAACTTTCCCGAGCCTTTCATTGTATCTAAAAGCTGGACACCAGTTCCCGCACATAATCTTGCGGTTCTTCTTATGAGGCTGGAATGGACACATGAAAGGTAAGTAACGCTCCTTTGCCAACATCGCTTTAGTCGCTTCATAATCATCGTCATATATTTTCATCTCTCAAACCTCACGGCTATGGGCCTCACGGCTTTATATCCCTCTTTCCAGTAGCAATGGTACATTCTGCGCCCTGGCTCAAAGTAACGCACCAACAGATTAGTTACTTCACCATCCTTATACACATATCCGATGAGTTTGAACCTTGGGGCAATGTCAAGTCTCGACTTTTTGCCCTGATATGAAAATTGTGCTAGGCCATTCCTCCATTCAATCGGACAATCCACGTAATCAGACTCCATCTCCGGCTCTTCAATTGTCCAGTCATTGAGCGTAAAATCACGGATGCAAACTCGTGTACCCTCGTCTTTCCAGCGTAGTTGCCCCTCTAGGTAGACAACTGCTTCTTCCATTTCTCCATCATGAATATGCTTTATTATTTTACCATTATCTAACGCCTCATACGCCTCTGCTAATGTACTCATTTCATTTCTCCTTGGCCATTGATTTAGTAAATCATTAATCCATATATCCAACACCCTCTTCCTGCTCAATCAGCATATACCAAGTTCCTTCACTGGCTACGCGTCCACCTCCCGCCAGTATCCACTTCCAAGGGTCACTGGTTCGAGGTACTATACCAGTAGCTTTGAGTTCTTTGACGTTGGGTTTGTGACTCCATGCCGCAACAAAGTACTTTCCGAACTGGTCGTATTCGTTCTCTTCACGTAACAAGACCCAGAGTGTAGCCATTTCATTTATCCTTTCTCAACCTGTTCCAGATTTTGATTGCCTTTTTTGGCGTACTCCGAAAAGGACCACATAACGCACACTCAGCCTCGCGGCATCGTGCGTAATATGATGTATCAATACCGCCGATACATACCTCAGTGTATTTGGCCCCACACACCGGACACTTTTTAATCTTCATTTTTCATCCTCCTGCTCCACCTCAACGACACAAACCTCGTTTTCCAGCTTAACAGTCTTGTATTTCTTGTCGGGATCAAGTTCAAAAACCGTGCATAAATCTTTCCAAAACTCTTCCCTCTGCTTTTCAATTTCGACAAGCCGATTGCTGTAATAGTCCATGGCTTGCATAAACACTCTCTGCGCTGCAAGTTTATCCCTGCCGACAGATTGCATCCAATCAATTTGCCTCGCTGATAATTTTTTCATCTCGCATCCTCCTCAATCTCCAAAACCCATCCTCTGGATTTCACCTGCGCCACAATGCCCCTCAGTATCGGGGATTGTCCATTTGATCTCAACATGCCGTCGCGGTCCACCGGCGCCGTGGCGAATATTGCTTTGCCATCTGCATCGCGGATCAAATTAAATTTGCCCCTGTATAGCTCCCAGTGTACGGCGTCACCAGGCTTGCCGTGTGCCACTTGGGGCTGCTCAGGGTAGGTGTTTCTGATTATTTTCATCCTGCATCCTCCATAGCTTTGCTCAACCAATCAGAACCATATTCCTGCTCCCAGCGTTCCTGAATTTCGGCGCGGCTGAAAGCCGATTCTTCCCATGTGTCACATTCAAAGTCGATCTTAATATTAAGCCAGACGCCTGTACTAACCCACGTCTCATGGCGCACTTTTGGCGCCCAAAGACAACAGCCCCAATTCGTATACCGATCCATTGCAATCCCCCACCAGTCAATAGGTATCCGCAACGGATTAACCAGCGGCACGATGCGCTTGAACAGGGGCTCTGCTTTGGTTTTGCTCGGGCAGTACACGCCGCTTTCATAATCATGCGTCCAACCGATAGGCGTTTTATGTATCGCCTCACCACAATGTTTACATATCATTTCTTCTCCTAAAAAGCTCAGCGGCTGGCCGGGATTTCTCATTCAGCATACTGCTTTTGTGAGCACCAAATCCACGGTAAATCCTCCATGCTGAATGTCGCAGCCGCCAAGCAAAGATTGATTTACTAAATCACTTATTCTCTTCACACAAAAGTAAGCCCCAGATTACTTAACATATGTTGATTTACTTTATGTGCAGATATAATTCTTTTGTAGAGGGACGTGGCCTTGTCAATCTCCTGGCTCTTAAAAAACTTATCCATAAGACAATCATCCATACCACGAACAACAACAAGATGACATCCATTTGGAAGATTTATATCACATCTAACCAAAACTTGTTTATTAGGATAACACGGATACCAATCATCATCTGTATCTTTGAGCTGTTCATACTTGCAGTAAGCATTTTCTTTACAAATATCACATCTCATTTCTGTTCTCCTTTACTTCAAAATCCGTGAACCAGGTAATTTGCCGGAAGGTTCACGTAACCATTCCAGAATGGCCTTCATAATTTGTCCAATAGCACTTGGACTAACACTATACTTTTTTGCGAGATCCTTCTTCTGGACGCCATGAATATGGTGCGCTACAACCAGCTCCTTATAAACAGGTGGCAATTGTCTAAGAAGGTACTCCACTTGATCCTTACATATTAGCTCCTTGACGAAGGACTCCGTAGCCCACCACTCTTCGACCTGGTCTAAAGCCACAGGCTCATTAGTTGTATCCTGACGGGTCTTGAGATGCCAACGTATGTAGTCGGTGAACGCCCCCATTATAGCTGGAGCACAGAATGTAGTGAACTTGACCCTACGCCCTTCATCGAAGTTCCTTGAACATCTAAACATGGCGTAACGACCTTCGGCCTCTAGCTCCACGGCCAAATACCTATAATTCTCATGGTCCTTCAGGTAACGTATCAGAAGTATTTCAACGAAGTTTAGATGCTCAGAGGTCAGTAGCATTAGGTGGTAGCTCCTGATTTAGTAAATCAATATAGCAAGAGATAAACAGGGCAGCTACTTGTGGCACTATAGCATTGCCGTATGCAGCAATTTCAGATGAATATCTGGGTACCCCATAAGCCACTGGATGAAGGCCGGATTTAGTTGGGCGGAGTTTTCCATCTCGACATTTAAGCCAGTCACAATTATACCAAGAATTTGGCGTGGAAGGGAGTCTAATCTTTTTTGCTTTATCCAATAACTGGTATTTATATTGTCCTTCCAATCTCTTGCACAAGGAGTTATCCATCCTTTCAGCAATAAACCAGAGTCTGGATCTTTTATGTGGCGCTCCGATACTTGCAGCGCATATATCCACCGCCGCAATGGCGTAGCCTTCATCTTCCAAGTTAGTCGATACAATATCGAACCATGCGAGCCCACCCTTCGACGCAACTTGCTCGCCAAAGATGATTGGAGGTAAGCACTTCTTGATGAGATCGTACCAGATAGGCCACAAGTGTCTTTCATCTTTAACTCCTTTCCTTTTTCCTGCCCTACTAAAAGGTTGACAAGGGCAAGAACCTGTCCATACCGGGATATTTGGCCAGTTAGCCATTCGTAATGCTATACTCCACCCTCCTATTCCAGCGAAAAAATGACATTGCTCATAATGGATTAAATCTTTAGCTTTGACATCTAATATACTTCTATTATCTATTACGCCTGGTTTGATAACATTAGCTTGAGCAAGATACCGTAAAGCTGCTGAACATTTGAGGTTGTTCTCATTGTAATATGCTGCCATGGCTCTCCAATTCCTGATTTAGTAAATCAATAATTGCCATAAGGTCCTCATCCTTGCCTTCGGCAAGGCCATGTCGCGTCTCCCTGATCAATGTTTTGATACTAAGGATATTGCATTCATCTTCGGCTTCCGCGAGATGACCAACAGCTACCCACTTATGAAGTGGGTAGCCTTTCGGAACCTCGCAAAGTAGCACAAGGGCTTGGGCAACGTGCTTCAAGGCACATTCCAAACAGTGTTTTCTCATTGGGGCCTCCAATTGTATGTACTATCACATTCATCACAGAGCCAATAGTCAGCATGCCATGGCTCCAATATTCCTTTCTTGCAATGTGGGCATGTTGGTGGTAGATATGACACTCGGATCTCGGAAGTTCCCAAAGATACTGCACCATAATACTTCTCCACCTTGAACCGATGAAGCCGTAATTTCTTGTCCCCACATATGAGAGTTACATAACCATCGTCATCATACATACCACTCCTCCCACAATTCCGCCATCTCTCTACGGATCTTGGCATTCCATAGCTCCTTGATATCCCTCTGCATAGCCAAGGACTCCTCGTAGTCAGCCGGTTGTTCATATGGCCAAAGACCTAAGAGCATGCCCAATAGTACGATGTCCAACATGGCATTACCGTCAGGTGGCTCCACGTAATCAATATCTGGTAATTCCAATTCTCCCCAGTCTAGGTCCATGGTGCAATAACTCCTACAAAACCACCATTCTTATACAACTTAATAGCCTTGCCCTTGCCCATATACATGGGGGCGAAGGGTTTTACAGCACTTCGATACTTCTTATCGATCTTGACCTTAACCCGGAATGCAGTAACCCAGGTATCAAGTCCATTTCGTGTGCCACTGTATGTGAGGGCTTCTCCAGGGCCTTCTCCTCTTACTGCACCAATAGCATCTCCAATACTCAGAATCTCATTACGATAATCAAGGGGTTCGTCCTTGATGATGTTGATAACTTGCCTAGCCAGCAGTAACTTATTGAGTCGTACAGAGTTGAAGCAGAAGTTCTTCTTGAAGAACCTACGGATGAAGGCCCAATGACCATTGGTCACCCAGGTATCATCCATTTGAATGCAGTCGCTCGCTCCATATCCTATCCTGATCATGATTGTTCTCCTTGGCCTTGGCCTTGGCCTCGGCCTTGGCCTCGGCCTTTGATTTAGTAAATTAAATTAGATCGACTAAAGTCTCATAAGTACCTCGCCCTCTGGTAATGGGCAGTTCTTTATCCATACCATATTCTCTTTCACTTTCCAACCTTGGGTGTTGACCCCGTCCAAATTAACTCCTTGGAAGACGTTAAGTCGAAGGGATTTATTTGCCTGTGGATGCAGCAAGAGTATATTTTGTAGACTTATATAAGGCCCTACATCTCGCTGCTCGTGTAATGTCAAGGTCACACCATCGAGGAGACTAAGAACCGCTAAAAAAGCCAGATACTCATCACATTTAGCCGAGTACATTATGACCTTGGCACTTGTCTCTTTTCTTATTTTGCAGATGGTACTGATGACCCATTTTTGCCTTAGCATTGGCTCCCCACCGGTTAGGTAGATTTCACTATAACCCTCATAGCTATCAATAATAGGAAGGGAAGAGAGGTCCCAATCTTTATTGCAGCATCCAGCGCAATTCCTATTACATAGTTCAAACATCAAGAGTCGAAGTTTCATTTTGAACTCCTCGGCCTTGGCCATTGATTTGGCCTACGGCCTTTGATTTGGCCCATGGCCTTTGATTTGACCTCGGCCTTTGATTTGACCTCGGCCTTTGATTTAGTAAATCACTCAATATAAGTACCGTAAACAGTGATACCCTTTCCTGTTAGTATTAGTTCCTAGGTGGCTCTGTCGCCCTTCTTAAGCATCTGCCAAACACGGCCATAGTAGCCGTGGTCGATCCACCGTTGGATCTTGCGATACATGTACCAGCTAACATCCTCGTACCGATATATCTTGTCATTTGCCAGGATTTTCAGCTCCCCGTAATCGTTCCACATCAGTACTCGCATGGCTCCTCCTTTCAATCCATAGCATCCATTAAAAGATTTATTTGCCTTTGGGACATTACGAGTAACTCATCGCATATTTCTTCCGCTTCTTTGTCCTTGTTTTTAATACTAACTTCCCTGCAAAACTTTATTGTATGTTTTTCTGGATTGCCATCTAAAAAGCAATGTAAACTTGGATGGCTATCTCTTTGAGTTTTAAGCTCATAAGCAAGTAATCTTTTTAATATAGAGGTCATTGTGATCTTTTCTCCTTAGGGCGGCTCTGCCTCCTCTCAATATGCGTCTTACCCCAAACCCGTAGATTCTTGAGGTCCCCATCGACCAACTCCCCTGTACCCTTTTGACCTGTTACCTTGGTTACTATCCCTTCACCGTAGTAGAAGATCGTGGGGTTGTCGAGCTCCACTCCTTGGCCATCATCACTACGGGCTTCGTCGGCGAATATCTCGCAAACCAATTTGCCCCGGAATACCGGGATACGTAACTTGGATACATTCCAAGTGACAGTTGGCTTCCCCCGTCTTGGGACGGTGATGTGAACCTTGTCTACTTGCTTACAGGAAAGTAGATATGCACACCATAGCAGTAGGGCTATGAGAACTGCAATTAAGGCCTTAGTCATAGTCTCCTTCCTCTAGGCCGAAGAATCTGGCGGCCTTCGTCATCAAACAGAATCCCCACCTTCCGTACTTTGCCTTTGGAATCCGGTACAAGCTTCGTGGTCGGGCACAATTTGTTCATTGGTTTATTATTCATTCCATCCCTCCAAAATATCGACAAATTCTGAGACCGTATAGACCTCATCCAAGACCGAACCAACCATGAATCGGACCCTACCCGTACCACATAAATGGACTGAGACAGGGTCATGCTCATCTACTTTCCCCAGTATAGCCACTACATACTCCAAGCATTCTCTCATTTTCTGCTTGTCATAGGTTATGGTCACCTTATTCTCCTTTTTAATTGAATACACGTTTGAGCATCTTCCTCTTGCCATTTACTTCTTGCCAAACAGTTCCCCGCCAAAGGTTGATACCCCTGGCATGGTAGAAATTACTTGTCACTGTCTTGAAGCGCTTACCATCCCTATCTATACCTGTTATGACGTAGCTCACCATGTTCTCCTCTATTCTGTCTTAGGATTTAGCTTGTGAGCGATGAGTAAAAGTCGAAATGATCACATAACTAGGGAGTAAATCTTTCTCCTTTCTGCAACATCTGGGTCTCTTGCAGTTTTTTATTATTTTAATTTTATGTCCAATATCCCTTCCATTGACTATTTTACTGCCAACCTTTCTTAATCCCAAACAATCACAATCAAATTCTAATATCTCCATCTCAGTTTTTATAAGATCTTTTATCACCATGTTCTCCTTATCGCAATTTCTCCTGAATGAAATTGACTTACTAAATCAAATTCTTCTTGATACTCACAGATTACAGCTGGGAGCCCTGTATCTGGACCACTGAAATACCTGGCCAAATATCCCATGCCATCAACACTACTACCGTCGATAGCCGTGAACTCAATATCCTGGCTCTCCAAGACCTCTTTCAACTCCTGACAAGCTCCACACATTGCTCTGGTTATTATCGTCATCATAGTCCTCCTTGCAGATAAGAACAGATCAGCTCACAAATCGGTGTATACTCTATAACCGGGTCCCCACGCCTGAAGTACATCTTGTTCGGCCTATTCTTGGCAGGCCAAGATCCTGGTGCTCTTTGACTGAAGGCCACTGGGTTGGTGGTCTTCTGTACTTCTCCTCCACTCATCTTCGGCCCAGGAAAGTTGCCCTCCCACTTCTCGCCATATATCCAGAGATAGAAGGGGTTATCATAGGCCAACCATTTCATAGAGGCCGGTGGACGCTTCCTCAGAACCATATAGGCCATGAATATGCTATTCATATGTTGATTTAGTAAATCAAACCTGTTCAACCAGCCGAATAGCCAACCAAACTTCACCATGAACTCCGCTTGTGGTATTGGATTGAAGGGTAGAGGCAGCTCTGTATACTCACTGGCCCACCATAGTGCCGCCGGTCCAGCAAAGGACTGCTTCTTACGTTTTATCCACCATCCGTCACAGGGCTCCCAGTCAGGACCAACTTGAATAGGGGCGAAGTTCCTGGCCTCATCACTAAGCTCAAGGAGCTGGGTTATCCACTTCTTTGAAGCTGACCAAACTACTTTATCCCCTACTATATGTGCAGCTCCACATAGCATTGAGATGTGGAATAAGCCGTCGATATAGTTAGAATACCTGAAGGGTATCACCTGACTATATCCGGTCTTGAAACTGCTTAGAACCTTTTCCCTAATACTCATGGTGCCCTTTCCATATCAAAAGGAAAACGTCTACGAATAGCTTCTATCTCCTTCGCTGTGAAGATGTGCTTACGCTTGGCCGCAGTGATGTTGAGATGTGGTAACTTATAGTGAGTAACATCGAGGCACTCAAGTAGAATGTCAAAGTCTCGTTGGAAATGGTAGTAGTTAATAAGCTGTATACAATCCTCCAAATGGAAATGTATACGATCCTGGAAATAGGTATGCCGATATTGATTTATGAAATCAAGCATACCATATCGCCACCATTCACGATTCAAGTAATACCAGGACGTTATCACGTCGAAGATACATCGAGTATTGGATACGATGATCTCCCCTCCTATAATGGCCTTCTGGACTTCTTCACTACCATATCTAATATGGTGTTCCTCCGTTACGATGGCTTCGGGGTAGATATCATTGAGAGCCGTTTGAACGGATGTCGAGCCTGTGCGCGGTGTACAGAGGTAGACCACTTTCCCTGGGACAATCAGTGCCATTGGCATCTCCTACATAGACCAGAATATTGGAACTCCTCCACCTCTTCGGAGTTACGGAAGCTTGAGATCTTTACCCAGCTTCCACATTTCACACATGGTTTACCTTTGTCCTTAATCCTGACGCGTTCTCCAGAATCGCGCTTCTTGCGGGATGCCATCTTTAGTTACTCCTCTATATCTAAACGTTATAATCATGCCACGTGGGAAGTGGACCGCTTCCACTTCTTCAGGGCATATCGTCTCGGGGTGCTCAATAGCCCACTCCGTGTCATTGAGCACTCGCTCCTCATCAGTGAATCCTGATAATTCAAGCCTCTTACCATTGGAGAGCTTCACGATCATGGCCCCCATTTTCCCAAGGAGCTTCGACCCCTTATTCGTTTGCCTACCAGTGATGTAGCCGATAACCGTACCTTCCGCGTCCTCGGTCTTCTTCATCTTAAGCAGATCATGGCTTCTAATGGACCCCCACATGCTTTCTGGTTTGCGAAGCATGACACCTTCTCCTCCGGCTTCGCTAATCTCGTCAAGTGTTTGATTTACTAAATCAAGGGCCGCTGAACTCTGGAACGGTAGTTGCATTTGTGGATGTGGCCTGGTAACAGCACTTCTGGCGTATTTCTGTAGCAGCCTATAGACACTTGTGAAAGGCGTCCCCCGCTTCGGGATGTAGACCAAGCTCGAGATATCCGTATCCTCATAGATCCATTTCTGAATATCGGTGAATCGCTTTTGGAAGTTGATTACATCTATTAGTCCATCGTCGAAGACCACATCCAAACAGGGCATATCAAAGGCCCGAAGGGTGATGCCATCCCAATTAACGCCATGGGTATTCTTGACCTTGCTCATGAGATCCTGACGCTTCATATTTCCATAAAGTTCCCCGTCTAAGGGAACTTTGGGCATAAGATCCAGATAATCAGGAGGAGCATGGATAACATTGCCATAGCGTGACCACAAGCCAGTAGCAATTGGTTTAGCAACATACCGTTCATCCTTATCCGTATTAGCCCAAGGCACATTCTCCTTGAGCATCCCGCGAGTTAACCCGCCGTCCCAAAAGCATCTCATACCGTCGAGCTTCTCCGATAGGAACCAACCACCTAGACTTGGGGCTCTAGGCCCGGCTTTATAGGTTTGGGCGAGCATCAGGAATTGTCGTTTAGCCATTGGTTCTCCTAGTAAACTGGATTGCAAAACTCCACGGTACAACCACACTCACATAGATAATCCCCATCGGCATCGGGTTCGAGCCGTTTGATAACATCGCACTCTGGACATTGGATCTCAATGACATCATCCATAAGAATATCTTCAGGTTCTGAGAGTACCTCACCCTCAACAGTCTTATCCTTGGGAGCCTCTTGCACGCGCTGAGCCAATTTGCTCCCACAACTAAGGGCCACGGGTGCAGCATTGAGCTCGAAATGTTCTTGACACATATAGCCCCATCGTCCACTTGTAGTCGGGGCGTCATAAACTGCTGGCTTGTTACAAAAGGTGCACTTCGGTATGGTGTTGAGTCTTACGATCTTCATTTTTGGTCTCCTGAGTTTGCTTCCACAAATAGACGCCCATGGTAGGGCATTAAGATTGAAATGCTTTTGACATAGGTTTTGCCACTTTATACCTTTCACAGGGGCATTATAGAGTGCAGGCTTATTGCAAAAGGTACATCTCGGTATTGTGCTAACAATAAAGGTACTCATCTCACCAGTGCTCATCCTGTTCTCCCTGGGCAGGGCCGCCTCTGATTTAGTAAATCATTTGAAATACCATTTCCATTTGGAGGGGAACTTTTCCATCCGCTTGGTAATGAGTTCTTTCTCTTCCCCAGGGATAGAACCTTGCCAACCGAAGTATAGCTCATGGGAATGATCATACCAAATTACGTTGTCAATTGGTACATGATTATCAATAAGCCACTTAAAGATATTATACTCCATTTTAGCATCTTCGACCTTCATTGAGAGACACTCTAACTTCTTTTCATAACTTGCTTCAAGATGTTTGAGTTCGGCCTCTTTACTAATAGCCAAGTAACGATCAATAAACTCCTTTGAAGGCATCTTATCCCTCTTGACCTTGTACTCATTGACTATAGCAATAAGTTGTAGAAGTGGCAAGTCGGCTTCCTTTAGGTACGAGACACCTAAACAAGCCTCGCACCACTCCCCTTCCTTACGATCTGTATATTGCTTTCCGCAATAACCACACCTTACTGTTTGTGAACGGGTCTCAACCATCTCAGATGTTTGTTCTAACCAGTAACCGGTGTAGGTTAGGCCATGAGAATCACGGTAGTGCCGCCAGTCAAAGATACGTGCACCAGATTCAGCGATGCAACCATCTACAGTATTCCATTGATCTTGGAATAGGAACAAGGGATCGAGCTCGACATCTTTGCCGTCATACTCTTTAACTTGTGCATGAAACTCATAGTGACTCGGATCCATATCATAGGCGTCGAACTCATGTAGGCCCATGCCTTTGAGTTTGGTACGCAATTCTTTATACCCTTCTTTGGTTGCGAAGTCGAACCAATGTAGCTTAGTCCTTAAGATTGTTTTCATAACGTTCTCCTGATTGATTTAGGCGGCTCTGCCGCCATTGATTTACTAAATCACACATGTAGAAAAAGTCTTTGTCCTTTGGACTCGATCCAATAGGATGCGACATTGGAGTAACAGGTGGCATATACCCTATACCATCTGTTACTATGGAAAGCCTTTTGATTGGTGGCTATCCTTTTCCCATATCCATAGTGAGTACGAGGAGCCGGATCGGCCTTTATCTCTGTATCGTATGGCAAATATTTGATGCCCATCTTATTCCCCTAAATCATTGATTCCACGAGATCCACAACGCCTTTGATTGCTTTCACCTCTGCATAACTAAGGATCGTGAAGCACCAGAAAGTGACTTGATTACTTTCCATAAGCAACTTAAAGTTCTTGTCCTTACGTCTAATGCTCCTCTGTACACCTTCCTTGCAGTACATCTTCGTTCTGATTGCATACTTGTTCATGATTGGCCCTCCTGTAGCCATAGAACTCGTCAATATAGTCTACCTCCTCATCTTCAATCAACCCATCCAGGGCTTCCTCGATGAGGCATACCATACAATTTAATTCCAATTGCAACTCTAAGACTGTCATTGGTCCCTCATTCAATAGACTCAGGATCTTTGCTCTCATGGCAAGCCTCCAGGAATTTCGTGACATTGAATCTCCAATTTTGACAAGCAAACCATTGTGCAAAATGGGATACTAGTCTATCCTTTGCAGGACTACTCTCCTCTTCACTGAAGATCTTTGTTATTTCTTTGAGGTGTTTTCTTGTAAGCATAGTATCTCCTTAGCGATTGAAATGTGTTTACAGGTTCCTCTGTAGAAGAACCCACGGCAAGTGCAACTGAACTCGCTATCAATAACTCGTACAATATACTTCTGCCCCTCACCACTTGGTCTACTTATTTCAACCCATGTTTTCTCTCCCATATCATAGCCACCTCCTTTAGAATTTGTCCAATACGTGAAGCAGTCAATCCAATCTTGCTCGCAATCTCTCGGTCAGTATATCCTTCCATCTTCATTTGTACTATCTTGGCTTCCCGTTTTGATAAATGATTTAGGAAATCAGTTACCACTAACTTGTCATCATCAACAGTAAAAGGTAATATAGATATAGGCCCACTATATACATAAGCTGTATTATCTTCGTCCTCCTTACCATACTCCATACTAAAGTAGGAATGGAAATAGTGCTTAACATCTGAACTTCTCGGTATATGGATTAGCTTATTCTCTCTGAGGAAGTTCGCAATGTGACCATGTATATGGCTGACGATCCATCCCGATATCCCATTGTCCTTCAGCCGATCGACTTTGCCTATGGCATCGAGAATACCGCAATACATCTCTGCTAAGATGTCCTCTCGACTATCAGGGAAGTAAGATGCGTATCTTGCTGCTATTGTCACGCCTAGACGCATGTGTCCCATGATAATAATGTCTCGGGCATGTATGTCGCCCTCACGTAGCTTTTTGATTTGGTAAATCAATTCTTGTTCTGGGAGTGGCGATGGTAGGTTCCCCAGTTCGTGCGCTATGCCATATTTCTTATGTCCCTTAATACCCCCTAAATACATTCTATTCTCCTGGTTGATTGATTTGGTAAATCACTGCTCTCTAATTGATTTGTGTAATTGATTTCCTATATTGAGTAAATCAAAATTCTGAATCATCCACACCTGGTTGACATAATAATGTAAAAGGTAAATACATTATTATTATACCACAATAACCGTAATATGCAACTAAAAAATTTTATAATTCGTGTAACCTATTGGTATATAAGGAATAGAAAAATAAAATTTTACTTGACAAGATTTTGGAATAATAATTGCATATTGTTTTGATATCTTGATTAAATCAAAATTCTAAATCAATTACGTAAATCAATTAAGAACTCTCTATAATCCAGAACTCCTCCCAGCCATATTTGATTTGATAAATCAATCCAGAAGGATCATAGATTTGTTTACCATCCCAAGCAACGACATGCTGAGATTCCGCATACATGAATATACCGGTATGGCTTAAAGCCTCATAGCAAATTGGAATGTCAATAACTTTGCCATTGATATATGTCTTAGCGAAGAACGGCATTGCCCAATATCCCTTCTTATATATTACAGGTAGGAGGTCTTCGATCTGGATACCACGATACTTCCTAGGTCCAATTGCATTGGGCCAGGTCACCTCATGTGGGTCATGGTCTATTTGATTTCGTAAATCAGAAACCTGTATATCCATACACATTGCAACCGATGTCAACACACATCCGTATACCTCGCTTTGTTTTTGAAGCTCCATTTCTCCTCCAAAAGAAAAGGGCGGGTTGCCCCGCCCCGGGATCAAGAACTATTTGATGGCCAAATACTCTTCGATAAGGCCATAGACTTCATCAGTTGTATGGACTCTGGACAGGGTGACGACATTCTCACGCTTACTAAGCCATTTAATGAAGCCAGTGATGATATCCTTCTTGCTTTGGGCAGGCTGCGGCTTAGATTTGGACTGGGACTCAGATGTGGACTGGGATGGGAACTTCTTTGTATCCATATTCTCTCCTAAAATCAGTGTAAGTAGAACATCCAATTACATGGCTTATGTAACCGTAGGAATTCCAGATCATTATTGCCGGTTAAAATCCATACCCCACTCCCGAAAGCGCACAACTTCGGAAAGGTTTCGATCTGGGCAGGTGTGAATCGAGAGCCTTTCATGTCAGGAAGTTTGACTTCGATCCAACGATGCCCATATCTAGTATGGGTTGCAAACAAATCTGGGAACCCCGATTGATACATATTGCCATGTGTTACCAAGACAAACCAATTCTCCTTTCTAAGTCTATTGACTATTTTTTGTTGGATAACTGCTTCTGGCCCTTTTGTACCGTACTTCTTAAATTTTGTTGTTCGCATTTTGCCCTCACTATATTCAGAAGTATCTGAGCCATTTTCAATTTCTCGTTGACCAATTTACCAAGGGACATGTCCAGACAACCCGTTATCAACTCCTTGGCACGTAGTAAATAGTATGCCTCATTATCCGCATCAAGAATCACTTGTAGTTGAGGGTTTTCTTTTCCTCTTACTACACACTCTCTTAGTAATTTTTGCTGAACCTTTATTGGTAGTTTTCTTTTTGGCATCTCCTATCTCCTTTTGACGTTTGGCTTCGGCCCTCAAATCCTTTAATGCCTTACGAAGCATCACTTGTTCTCTTAAATCTTTGACTCCTAGCAATACGTAGTTCTGCCACATGACTTCGGGTATTAGCGATCTTACTGCTATATACCTATCGTAATATTTTACCAATGGCTTAATTGGTAGGCTCTTACGATAACGAATGCCAAGTGACCTGATCCCTTGCCTAACAGATTCTTCATCGTGCTCTCGAACTCTCATTGGCTCTGGTGCCTCTCGCATATCGTTCTCCTTTTTCGATAAAATCCCCAAGAATACTATCTTGGTGTTTTATGGCTATAACTAAATCTTCTCGGCTTAATTGGGAATACCTTGGAATACGTAGCTTACATCCAAGGGTCTTCAACGTGGTATATGCTATAGGTCTTGAGTCCTTTCCTTCCTCGATGATCAGGTCAATAAAACAATCACTAACAGATATTCTAAGCATCTTGGAGATTGACTCGACGGCTTCTTCCGGTACATCATTGACCTCTAGGAAGTAATCCAGCCGCCTTAACTTCTTAATCAAATTTCCAAGGGCAATACGTAAATCTATTTTTCCCCCCATGATTGGATGCCCTCCTTCCATTTTATCTTAAGAAGTGGAATTATTTCCTTGTTCTTCTTCACAAATGTCTCCACGATGTTGGTAGCTTGATTTACTAAATCAGGAAGCATAGGTGCCATTATCTCATCATGGACATTCATAGGCATTATATGCCACTTACAAATGCCTCTTGGCTGTAACTCCCATAACTCATACTGTAGTTGCTTGGTCAGTGTCGCTCCTGGAGACTGGATAACATGGTTACCAGCAGCCCGCATATTAGCACTTTGAATCTGGAAGGCCGCGCCGTATAGGGCACTTTGCAATGCCCCTACAGCCGTTTGTTGGCGGTCACGCCTAGTGACCTTGAGCTTGTAGCGCTTCCACTCTTTAGGTGGCTCTTGGGCCAGATCATATAGGGCTTTACAAATCTTATTCTCAAGGGTGAAGTATCTCTTGAAGCCAAACATACTTTCAATATATTCTTTGGGTTCATGCCATTCCACGGCGGTGCCGATGCCATTAGGCTGACGCATACTGCAAAACATGTCAAAGATCTTTTGCCTAGCGGCGGCCACCCCAGTGTAATCTTTACCGAAGTCCTCGAAAGCCTTGACCGCGATGTCATGCGGTATGCCAAGCTTCGACTCTAAAGTAAACTCTGTACCCCCATAACCCATACCAAATATACCTTGCTTACCATCTTTATACCGCGTTCCGTTGATGTACTTGTTATTGAATACTCCGGCCTTCTCCTCGGCCATCACCTCCTCATATGTGCATCCGGGATACAACTTCGTGGCGAAGATCGCATGGATCTTCTTACCAGATAGTAATTGCTCTCGGAGGTTCTTATCTTTCCACTCCGCCTCCATAAGACTTACCTCAAAGGAGGAGAAGTCGCCTCCACATAATACCATGCCGTCAGGGGACAGAGGGAATTTCGATCGAACCTTACCATCTTTCTTGATACCTTGGGGGTTGAGACCATCGGAACCGGACATCCTTGTACTTTTGGTGCCGATGATTCGGAAGCCGGCGTGGAACTTTCCAGCTTTGATAAGCTTGTCATATAATTCAACTTCCTTTTGGGCTTCACGGGCATTCATAACTTCTCTAGCGGCCTTAGCAGCGGGGTGGTCGCCCCACTTCATTACCTCTTGTAGTATGACCTTCCCCGTTCCTTTCATCACGATCTTCTCGGTATCACTCATATTCATAGTGATATACTTCATAACCATATTGGGGGCAGTAGGGGTACCCTCGAAGGCCAAATGTGCTTGCTTCCTTAGTTCCTTCAGGCCTGAGATATCGACCTTATAGCCTTTCCATCTTACGGCGGCAACCATACAAGCTAATTCGGAATCTACATCCCCAGTAGGAGGGGAGCCAAAGTATTTATACAAATCCCTGGTGTAGATAACATCGTTCTCAGCGTACATCTTACCGAAACGATTGAAGGCCCAGTAGGAGATATGGTGCCTAATGACCTCTGGCCAGTTGCTACCATAGGGAACGTACTTATCCTCCTTTGGATACCAGGTCTTGTCGATACCAATGTCCCCTAGCAGTAGTATTCGATCTTCCTCAATACCAAGCGCATGTAAGGCCAAGGCTTTCAGGGCTGTACTTGGCTCGAACTTCATCTCCAAATCCTTGAACATCGGATCATCGGTGTCTCGGACTTGCCATTGTGGAGCCTTGCGTTTACGTCTTGCAAAGTAAATATTATTAAGCGGTATAAGTTCCTCAAGCTTCTTGGCCAGGTTCTCTGCCAATATAGTTGGTATACGTTTAATACGTATTGGCTTACGATTCATCGTCGATTGAAAAGGACCTTTACGAGCATGGAGCATTAGGTCTAAGGCAGCTTTAGGACGTAAGCATGGTCCCTCTTGAGATGGCACTTCTTGATTCGCTAAATCAATTATGATATCTTCAGGATATGCGTCGTAATCATGGTGCAGACGTAACATATTATAGATCTTGGAGAGCTGGAACTGGTCGAAGACCAGATTGAAGCCACATACCTCATTAGCCATCATATCCTCGATGAGAGTTAAGGTATCTATAATCGGCAGCTTCCAAATGTTATGGAGGACAACTGGGCCATCATCAATGGCATACTGGATTAAGACTGCTGGACCGTGGAGACCGCAGGTTTCGGTGTCATAGAAGTACATACTCCTCTCCTCCAAACCCCTACAAGATACCATGGACGCTCGACTTTGTGTAGTTCAAAATCTGGCAGATCAGCTTTACCCCATAGACTACGGTGACGATTGTAGATATTACCATAGTAGAAAGAGTTAGGGCCTATATTCAAATTCTGTGACCATTTATAAGGCGTTAAGAGGATTATCTCCTTATCGCATATCTTCTTGGCCTGCTCAAGAACCTGGAAGCCACGTGGCTTAGTGAGATGCTCAATAAAGTCCAGCATTAGAATAATATCGAACTTCCATGACATGTCCAAATCTCCGAACTCCATATTACGGACAATGGTGGGGCTATATGACTCCTCGACATCAATGGTAGTAACCCTATTGAAATGCTTCGAGATCTTCTTGTCACCACAACCTATATCAAGTATTGTGGGATTCTCATATAAGGCAACACGTTGATTTACGAAATCAGCTAGACTTTTCATACGCTCTCCATACCTGACATGCTTGAGACGCTTTCATGTGGAACAATATAGGGTCGTCCTAGTTTCGCAGCTTGTGCACGGATTTCCTGGTAGACTGAATTATCGCTGATCTCCCCAGAGGCCCAGGCTAAGCAGCGAGTACCGAAGTTATTGCCAATGGACTTCTGAATATGGTCCATCATGCAGAAGATCTCATTACGTTTACGATGCCGTTTGATTAAGGAGTTCTCACTATGTTTTTTCTTGATTATTGGAGCGCGATTGCCCTTCTCCTTGGCATTTTTAATTTGCCTTACTGCCTCGAACTGCATCTCCTTCGTTGGCAGTTTCGAGATGTCCCGAATATTGTATTGGGTCAGAACTCCAGCGGCAGCTTGCTGCTGAATCTCATGTGGGAGTTCCAGGAGTTTTATACGCATCTGGACCCAAGTTGTGGACTTCCCTAACTCATTAGCTATTTGCTGATAGGTTAGTTTGAAGGAGGCCAAATGTTCAACAGCTTTGGCCTCCTCCATGATGTTGAGGTCTTTACGTAGGAGGTTCTCCCGGAGGTTGATAAGCCTAGCATCGCATTCATCAGCAGAGGTAGTCACCGTTGCACGAATGGTTGCCCAGTTAAGGATCTTATGACAGGTGAACCTCCGGAACCCCGCTATAAGACGGTATTTGTATTTCTTACCGAAGTGATCCCCAGAATGTCTCTGAACAATAACAGGTGATAGTAGGCCATTGTTGCTGATATCCCGAACAAGATCCTGTACATCTATTGGGGCTATTGCACCACGGCAGTTCAGACCCTCATCCATGAGAATCTCCTTGAGTGGAATATCTAGTATCTCATTACTTGTTTGCTGACCTTTTAGTGGTACGCCAATGTCTGCGCTCTTAGTCATGATTTCTCCCAGGTTATTATGTCCTCGGTTCTCTTAGCTCGTTCATTCCAATGGTACTTGAAGTCCCCAAGGCTTATGGCCTGTAGCTTACGCTTGGCCTTGAGGTTCTTCATAATCATATAGTCCGTTTCCAAATGTACCAAATCAATGATTGTTGCTCCTCGGTTAGTATCCATCCCTGTACGGTGAATACGATCTTCACTTTGTATTCGGGACTCCGCGTTGAAATCATTACTGTAATAGATGATTACCGGTGAAGCCGTAAGGTTCAGACCCATGCCAGCTGCCCCTGGTTGACCAACAAATGCTAAGCGGGGATATTGATTTAGTAAATCAATTCTTTTGGGATGGGTTCTATCGAAGGCTTCAAGGTATTCTCCGGAATCACCATCTCCTATTGTATGCCAACCACGTCCATCAACACGTAGTACGTCCCATTTCTGCTTTTGGCAGACTTTGACAATACGGTCTATAGAACCAGTAAACCCACCATAGATTACTACACGGCCTTGCTCACTATATTCATCAAGCAGGTCAATAAGCACATCTTCCTTCGGACAAGGAACCTCTGTAGTCACGCGTTGGAACTTCGGTATCTTCTTGAACCCACCGCATTTATCGCAGATGACGTTTTCAGTCTCGGCTTCCGCCCCGTCGAACTCAGCTGTATTCTCTGGTTTCTCATATATCGGTACGTCAATACGGCCAGTACCCTTGCATAATGGACATTCCTCCATACCTATCTGCTCCTCGGAATACTGGAATCCATCACTCAACTCCCTCATGGACTCAAGACCCGTGATGACCCTCGGAGCTGTATCCACTAGAACCTGTGCCACTCTCAATATCTCATCAGAAGGCTTACACTCGATAACCTTATAGGTCTTCTCTGGAAGGTCGAGGCAATCCTTCTTGAAGAATACCTTAACCAATCCAGTCATTCGTCTATATAGGGTTTCAACCTCGTTTATCGAGGTCTTAAAGAGATGATCGGCTATGGTCACATGGTCAGCTTCATATAATCCGCACTTAGCGCACTTCTTCTCGTCATCAAGCCAAGTTACTAGATGAGGATATACTCCACCAGTTATGGGTTGCTCACGCTGTTCAACTATCGACATGCGATTCTTGAACTTATGTATATCGCCTTCACGGAGATACCCTGGACAAGCTATAGAACATTGCATCCACCAGTCAGCAGGGGATTTCGGAGCCGGTGAGCCTGACATCAATATTACGAATCCCTTATCTCCCCAGTCTTCGCGGACACCTTCTGCTAACTGCATAGCGGCTTGACTACGTAGGGCTGTAGGGGTTTTGACACGGCTTGACTCATCGAAGATCACGACATGTGGGGCTTTACGACCTTCAGGCCATTTATCTATAACGCCCCTTAATTTGGCGTATGTCATGAACTCGGGCCTTACGTCACATCCCCATTTCCTGAACTCCAATTTCACGGCTTGAAGCGCACTTCGTGGACCTATCCAGAATACATCTTCAAAACCACTTTCCTCGATAAGTTCAATGGCAGCCAGAGTTTTACCACATCCCATCTCGGCAGCCCAAATTCCGTAGTGAACAAGGAGCCCATGGGCTACCATCTCAAGCTGATGTTTGAATAATGTTCTTGTAGTGATATAAGGGGCAGGAGCCTGGTCATAGATCTCAAATGGATCGTTACCCATGAGGTAATTGAGTTGGAACCAATTATGTCTACAATCCTTTACTGACCAGACCTTACGGGGTGGGGCCTCGAAGCCATGCCATTTGGCACCTTGCATAGCTTTGACTTCGTCTTTTAGCACTTCATTATATGGGAAGGACAAGAATAATCTGTCTCCTTCTTTCGCTATCTTAGTAGTCACCCAACGATTTCCTCCTCGCAACTTACATTCTCTAACATCGGTAGGCATGTTCATTTCTCCTCTAAGATGAAAGTCCCATCGGGTAACATCGTCTTGGCGTAGGAGTCCCAGATTAAGCCATAACCATGGGCCTCGAACTCCAATAGTAATGTACCAAATAGTGTCCGTCTAACTTGTTCCTCATCTTCTTTGAAGATCAAATTAGTACGTATGGTGTCCTTCCACTTCCTAAGTGTCCCATATAATAAGTAAAGTTGATTTGATAAATCAATTTTACTTATCGAGGCGTACCATCCTTTGTTGATCTCATCAACCAATATTGAAATGTTTATCGCCTCCAAAAATAAATGGCCATTACGTATAGTACGCATTGGCTCCTCGGTCCTACCTGTTAATTCGTTTAATGTCAGAGCATAAGTTAGTGGCTCATTGAACTTTAGACTAGAGTTATCTAGTGTTCTGGTTGGATATCCATTATTGGAGGTCTTGCAGAACTCCAAATATTTTGGCCAGTTGATTCGAGATTCACTAACCCATACTATTTCCATGTGTTCTCCAAGAAATAACTAGGGGAGAGGCAATCAGGTTCAGGAGGAACCTTGTGGGCCTCACAGCTACCACCCTCTCCCCTAGTGAGCGATTGCACTACCGATCGCGTTTGTCGTCCTCGGCTACCTCTTCACTCTCGGCGCTTGCGAACTTTAGTGCCTGCTTCTTGATCTCCTCCATAGGCGGTGTCTCGAGAGGCGTTGAACATTCAACGACCAACGGACCATACCATGAGTACTTCTTCGTCTCGATGAAATGAGTCTTAAACGTGGCGGCTTTGTGCATCAGCTTAAAGATGTTCTTAGCCTCACGTCTTGCGGTGATACTGCAACAGAAATATGTTGCAAAGGTCTTGGCAGTGGGGATGTATACCAGGAACTCTGGGCCCCACAGGCACCCTGAATCCTTTACCGTGGAATTATCGGCAATAGTCTTGAAGGTATCGCTCTCTTTCTCATGTGAGAATATAGGTTTCTCACCATTGGTATCTAATGCTGTCCAGCGCATATGAATAATCAAGATATCTACTTGATTTGATAAATCAACGACATCATCTTCATTACGAACCAGGCCCCAATTACCGGCCTCAACTTGTTTTCTTTTACAGATTTTGGAATTCGTATCTGCGACTTGCAGACGGGGAAGAAACTCCCCACTCGAAACTTCTTCATTAAATGCCTCTTGGGTCACTGGCAATGCTGGCATGTCCTCGAATTTAACAACGTCCATTTGAGCTCCTTGAGATTAGTATGGCCTGGGACCATCACTAGGCCCCAGGCTGATTTAGTAAATCACTTCCAAGCCATACAATGCTATCCTATACCATATCTTACGAGATTATGGGCATGTAGAAAACTAGCCCACCCTCGTTTAAGGCCCTCTGCAATTATCCATGAAAGAAATTCCTCTTCATGTTGTTTACAAAGCCAGATAGGATTGCCCTGGATATAGACCTTTTCTGCTGGTAATTTGAAGTAACGATCACAGGCTATACAGTCCATAGTATCCCCATATAAGTATGGCTTAAACGTTTGTCACTATGCTACGGCTTCGGCGGTCTTCTCTGCTGCCGCTGCCGCTTTCTTTGCCTCACGCTCGGCCTTACGCTTGGCCTTAAGCTCATCCTGTTCAGCCTTCTTCTGTTCCCAGGTTGCCTTGGCAACCTCGATAGTCTCGGGGTCCATACGCAGAACCCACTTCATCGCCATACCAAATCCCTCTTCAGGCGTTGACAGGGAATGAGCTGCACAGAGTGCGCTTGCTGTGGTGCCACCTGCCAGTTCCTCTTTCAGTTCAGCGAGAGGACGAAGACGCGGGGCTGCAACGAACTCCTCGGGCTTCGCATCCCGGCCTTCACGCTTGGCAGCACGGATCTCGGCCAGACGGGCTTTGACCTCTGGAATGAACTTCTGGGGCGTATCAGTCTGGGCGCGATCCAGGAAGTTTTCCTGCTCATCTTCAGGGAGCTTTGCAAGGTGGTTAGCATTGCTGACACAAATGTCACCATCATCTACCAATGCCGCAATCTTCTCATTGAGCTTAACCAGACCCAAACGATCATGCAGCCATCCGGTACTTACGGAGAGCTTCTCGGCCAGTGCTGACATGGAGAGGAACGGATCAATACTCAGAAGGCGGTTAAGCTGCTTGGCATACTCCGCCGGACGGGTTTCGATCTTATGCAGATTGGTAGCCAACTGAGCTTCCAGAACACCTGCTTCATCCATGTCCTTCATAAGCATCGGGATCTCATTCAGGCCAGCATCCTTCGCTGCATTGAATCGCTGCAAGCCATCAATAAGGCCGATGTACTCTTCCCCAGTTTCCGGGTCCTTACACATACGGCCCAGAGGCGGATTCAAAATACCTTTGGTACGTATGGAGTCCACCAACTCCAGATAGCCTTCGCTGTCACGCTTCACCTCGCGCAATGCTGATGGATTCTCACGAATCCGATGCAAAGCAACCATTTCCATCGTTTCTGCCATTTTGTTTCTCCTATATTAAAACGACTATCAATCTACATAGATTGATTTGATTTACTAAATCAACGTAAATAACTTCTCGATATTCTTCTTATTTCCAATGGCTAGATCAAGGGTCGAATACATCTGCCTTGAGAATATGCACTTGAAATCCTCTGGAGCATTGTACTCCGAGATGTATACCTTATGCCCTTCTGCTGTTTTAGCCCTACACCACTTCCAGAAGGCACTATGATCAAATGTCATACCATATCCCTGTGTACCTTGATAAGGTGGATCGCAATATATTATACTATTGGATGGGATATCCAAATAGCAATAATCTTGGAATATTAATTGGGCACCTTGTAATTTCTTAGATTGCTTTACCGCTGATCTGTATGCCTCTGCCACCTCATCTATACCCTTACCTCTACGCCACCCACCAAAGAACTTACCACCAAAGGATAAGGCGAACCCCACATATGAGGCCAAAGGGCCCAAGGAGTATTGTAGCATACCATATTGGTATTCATTTAACTCTGCTTCGCTCTTAGGTATAAGATCAATATGATCACGAATGAGGCGCAAGGCTGCTATGGCATGACTATTTACGTCTGCTCCTATTCGTGGGCCGGTGACTTGGCAGATACTATTCCCGCCTCCAACGAAGGGCTCTACATAGTATTGTCCTGGTTTACGGGACCTCAATATCTTAGGAAGGATGAGCCTAGCTATTCTAGTCTTACTGCCGATGTACTTCATTCTCTGTCCTTATGATTTACTAAATCAGGGCCGGGTGTGAGCCATATATACATGGGTTTAAGGGTCTTCGCCCTCCCATAGCTTGTATACTTGGGTCAGATATACAACGGCGACATAGGCCACTACGGGGTACTTCCTTCCTCGTATATTAGGATGCCCGGTCTTTGCCTCCCATGACTCGCGGCCCTGATTTAGTAAATCACCCTCTTCTCAAATTGATTTGGTATCTTGATTAAATCAAAATAGTAAATCAATTTGAGACTTGTGCCACTGTCACTTGTCGCGCACCTTACATTATAGGTATTTAGCCCCTAGAAGTAAAATGGTTTTCAGAATTATTTTCAAAAGGCCCAAGTGTAACGTTTCGTTACACTGTAACATATCTTTACCTACTACTAGGGCCCTTAAACTTCTCTCTATAGGGATTTTTTTTCTTTTTTTCTCTATAGAGCAACTTAATATATAAAAATAGTAAGTTGTAAGTGACTATATACCAACATGTTACAAGGGCCTATTTACTGTTTTCTGGAAAACCTGGTAACCGGCTTGTAACATGTTGTCATATAACGACTTAGAAAAACGCTTGACTTACTGCTTTGAAATGCCTATAATACATTATACAGCAAGGGGTTATGGGATTGATTTGATATTTTGATTTGAATCAAAATACTAAATCAATTATAGAAATCAAATAGGAAGACGTATTAGTCGCTGGAAATTGATTTAGTAAATCAGAAAGGAGGACCAATGATAAAACGTCAATGTGATACGTGTTTCTCTTGGATAGATTTCTGCCAATTTTATGACGATCCGGAGGAACCAAGGGACCATGGGTTTTGTCAGAACAGAAAAGTGGAAACGGAAATCACCCATGGGGATGAGAGTTGTGAGTTCTGGATGTATTATAAGGAGGACCAATGAAACTGTATACGAGTTTTGAGGCAGCAAGAAACAGTATTGAGCCAGTGTTTTTACCTAAATTCTGTTACCTAAAGGACAATGAGGCGATGTGTGGAAACTGGTGCCCACACTTCCATATCATTAAAACCGGTAGTGTGAAGATAACATGTAGTCCACAAGAGGTTTTCATTAAAGTCGAGGAGCAATGATGCCCACAAGAACTGAAGCCATTAAACGCTTTCTCACCGCCAAAACCCATGCCGATCTGGCAGGTCTGTACTCCCATGATATGGAATGTCAGGTCAACGTGGCCCAGGATGATGGCGAACGTGTAGAAGGTGACTACCAAGGTAGGCAGTGGCATGGTTGGAGTAATGGTTTGGAGACCTGGAAGAGCTTCCGAATACCGTATAAAGCAAACTCCAAGCCAGAGTATACCGATAAGGAGATGTCCTTTGATTTAGTAAATCATTCCGAAGGTATAGGGATGACTGGATGGAACTGGAAACTAGGAGTTAGTAAGTGGGTTGCCTTCGACTTCGATGCCATCACGGGTCATAGTGATAAGCATGCCAGTAAACTAACCCCCAATGAGCTTGAGGAGATCAAAAATGTTACAATGGCTGTGGATTGGATTACAATTCGTAAGAGTACATCGGGAAAGGGGTTACACCTATACGTTTATCTTGATGACATTAGGACGGTTAATCATACGGAGCATTCAGCATTGGCAAGGGCCATTCTCGGGAAGCTCTCCGCTATAACAGGATATGATTTCCAGTCAAAGGTCGATGGGTGCGGGGGTAACATGTGGGTATGGCACCGTAAGATGACCAACACCGATGGCCTAACACTTATAAAGAAAGGTATAAAACTCTATGACATACCTCCGAATTGGCGTGATCACCTGCAAGTAGTTACCGGAAAAAGGCGAAAGGTCAACATCCCGGATGTAGACAATATCGATGATTTCGAGGAACTACTGGGGCAGGGTACGTATGTCACTTTGGATGAGGAGCATAAGGCACTAATCACCTACCTCACGGAGAAGAACCTCTTCTACTGGTGGGATCAAGACCATCATATGTTGGTTACCCATACGCTTAACCTCCAGGACGCCTACGATGATCTGAATATGAAGGGGATCTTCAAGACCAATTCCCCTGGGACTAATCGTGATGAGCAGAACTGCTTTGCCTATCCGATCAAGAACGGCGGCTGGGTGGTAAGGCGATTCACGAAGGGGATCAATGAGGACCTATCATGGGAGCAAGACGGCAATGGCTGGACGAAATGCTTTCTAAACCGTTCTCCTAACCTCAAGATCGCAGCTGTGAGTTCCGGTGGTCTTGAAAATGAGAGAGGGGAGTTCATCTTCCGCCACGCTCAGATGGCCCAAGACGCCGCTCTCAAGCTGAATGCCAATGTGACCTTGCCTCCTTGGGCACTTGGACGTAAGGCCAGTATTAAACAACATAAAGACGGTAGGCGAATCGTATTGGAGATGGATCATCAGGCCGAGGATAGTATGGAGAAGGGCTTACAAGGTTGGCTACTGGAAAAGGGTAAGTGGAAGAGGATCTTCGACGTGGCAGCTACGGAAACCCGTGCTGAGCTTACTAACTATGATGATTTAGTAAGACATTTAGTGACCGAGGGATCAGATGACGCAGGATGGGTGATTAAAACCGATGAGGAATGGCAGCAAGAGCCTTACCAGCATATCAAGGTCGCCGTGGAAAGCCTTGGCTTCAAGGCCACAGAGGTTCGCGGGATACTTGGGGCCAGTATCTTCAAGCCCTGGAAACTGGTTAATCAGCCATTTCAACCGGAATACATCGGTGATAGGCAGTGGAATCGGGACGCCTCCCAATATCGTTTTATGCCTACTCTAAACCGCGATGACTTGAGCTACCCTTGTTGGATGGCTATTCTAGATCACATAGGTAAGAATCTCCAAGAAGCCGTAGCCAACAATGGTTGGGCCAAGGCCAATGGCATTCTCACTGGTGCTGATTATCTCAAATGCTGGATAGCTTCCCTACTGCAAGAGCCATTACAGCCACTACCTTACCTGTTTCTCTACGGTCCGCAAGGTAGTGGTAAATCCATTCTACCCGAGGCGCTGAGTCTGTTGTTCACCAAGGGCTACGCTAGAGCAGACATGGCCTTGAAATCTAAAGATGGTTTTAATGGCGAACTACGTAGTGCTATATTGTGTTCTATTGAGGAGACGGACTTAAACCGTAATAAGCAAGCATCGTCACGTATCAAGGACTGGGTGACCAGTCTTCAACTACCTGTTCATGTGAAGTGTAAAACCCCGTTCTTAGTACCGAACTCCACACATTGGATTCAGACTGATAACGACCAGGCGGCATGTCCAGTATTTCCGGGCGACACCCGTGTCGTGGTGATCTACGTTGAGAGCGTCGATCCCATTAAGTTAATCCCAAAGAAGAAGTTGATACCAATGCTAGAGAAGGAGGCCCCGGACTTCTTATCAAGTTGTCTTGGCATCGAATTACCGGCCTCCCCTGATAGGCTTAACATCCCAGTTGTGACAACGGCGGAGAAACACTCCATCGAACTAGGTAACCGTACAATGCTTGAGGTCTTCATCGAAGAACAATGCCACCATGTCCCCGGGGAGATGATCAAGTTCTCAGCGCTTTATGACCGATTTCGAGAATGGTTAGAACCAAGTGACGTCAATAGCTGGTCGAAAATACGTTTTGGCCAATACTTCTCTGCCAATATGCATAAGTACCCCAAGGGCCGTTCAACTAAGAATGGGCAATGGCATATCGGTAATATAAGTTTAACTAAGGTTCCAGTCACAGGGGCTCCCTATATTGTTCAAGATGATATGCTTAGGGAGGGTAAACTATGATAGCAGATATCCTTAATGCCCTTGAACCAGAACAGCATAGTCAACTTATGTATGCCTTCGAGCAGGGGTTCTCCCAGATTATTATCTATGAACCTGGACGATTCATAGGGGTCAACATCTCGAATATTAAGAATCTTGATTTAGTAAATCAGGAAGGAGACTGGTCATGCGGAACGGTAAGAAATACGACACGGGGAAACTGAGGTGGTGCCTACTGCCCTGGAAGCAAGTAGGTAAGATCGTAGGGGTACTCAACTTCGGTGCTGAGAAGTACGGCGATGACAATTGGAAGGAGGTTGAAAATGGCCGGCAACGGTACTTCTCCGCTGCCATACGTCATCTGAGCGCATGGTGGGAAGGGGAGTCTAAGGACCAGGAATCTGGGCTCCACCATCTCGCCCATGCAGGTTGTTGTATACTTTTTCTTTTATGGATGGAGGATTGCGATGAGACTATTAGCAATAGCCATGGTCATGACTATGGCTCTGATAGGGTGCCAGAATCAGGGTCAGAGGGCGTTGCCCTCTGAGCAGTTCCAAATCATCAAAGGGGTTACGACCCTTGCCCAGCATGGCACTGAGATAGTGGAGCTGACCCTGCCCAAGGGATGTGTGATAACTGTTGAAGCCAAGAAGGAAAGGAGCAAACAATATGCCTCCATACGCTAAGGTAGATTACTATATGTATAAGAACCCGATCTTCGCCGTGGATGTGGAGACCACAGGTCTCGACCCCAAGAAGCAGGATGTCATCCAAGTTGCTATACTGCCTTTGGATAGGGCATATAGACCAGATAAGTCCTATATGCCTTTCAATATGCATATAAAACCAATGAGACCGGAGAATGCCACGGTACGTGGCGTATATAAGGAGAAGCTCAACCATGCCATCGTCAATGGTCTTGACGCCTTCCAAGCCGCCGACCTCTTGGATGAATGGTTTGATAAATTGCATCTTGGTAATGGGGTCAAGATCACACCCTTGGGACATAATTATGGCTTCGATAAAGCCTTCCTAGAGGAATGGATGGGTAAGCTTAGTTACGATCGCATCTTCCACTATCAGTACCGCGATACCATGCGCACAGCTATATACCTAAATGATAAGGCAACGAGCAATGGTGACTCGTTGCCTTACACTCGATTCTCGCTTAACGTCGTATCCAAGAGGCACTCGGTAACTAACCAACAAGCTCATGATGCCCTTAGTGATTGCGTCACGACTGCTGAGGTTTATCATCGGATGATGGGTTACTAGTGGCCGGGATCACCCACTCCGGACTATAACGTCTTAGGTCTGTATCAAGCATCTTACGGTGACGTAAGAAACGTTCGGGCTTACCATGTTCTTCAGGTTTACTGCCTACGCATTCCGCGTAGGCAGTTTTCTTGTTGACACAGGCATCAAAGCATACCATACGAATCTTCGTAATGCCGAATACCTTACACAAACCAATAGCTATCTGGGCAGATAGACTAGAATCCCGTAGACCGAGGCTCACTGCCTTGTAGACCACGCGATTGGCGAAGTCCTTACCACATTGGCTTGCCATAGTGCTTATGAACATCTTGGTCTTGGTCTTACTGGGAACACACTTCTCACCTAAATGGGAATCCTGCTGAACTACTATAGTGCTATTAGGTAGGTCCAAGGACTCTACCTTATGGATCGCCTCGTTCAGGGCGATGATTGGGCCATCGACGATATCGGCAGCGGTAAGGTTGTCAAGACTAGGCCCTTTACCGATGATATTAGCTGTTTGTCCTTTGAAGATATCACGTAGCAGATCGAGGTCGGTATCCTTGACATCTGGATACCACTTCCGCTCATTGGGGTATCTGGTGAGGTTGCTATCCATATATTCCTCGATAGCTTTATCTCTACGAACCAGATAAAATGTCCCATCAGCTAAGATACGTATCTTACTGGGCAATACAAATCCGGTACTCATAATTTTCTCCTTAACCTTGTTTTTACGATATTTCCTACTTGCCTGGTAATGTGTTATCACGGGGTCCTTGATCTTTCGCATGAGGTCGAAGATCTTGATATACTTATCTGGCAATGGCTTGATACTCATCTGGGACTGGAACTTCGGGATCAAGGTCGCCATGACTTCCTGATCGAAGACCCTAGTATGCTCCTTCTGGAGCATTACCCATGCCTCAATGAACGGCATAGCATTACGGTTGAAGTATAGCGTCCCGGAAAGAGGCTCCTCACCGCGAAACTTGTAGTAGTGCATATCTCCGGTGAAGATATCCTCGGGCTTCCGATCGAAGATCGCATCGGCATCGACGTACAGTATCTTCTCGAAACGTTCGAGACAATGTAGTATGAACTCGGGCTTTATAGCGCAATTCTCAATCCATAGTCCACGACTTGGATACTTCTTGATATAATGCTCGATGTCAAGATGTTTAAGACTCTCTTGAAGTGGCTTAACTACCTCCTCATAGTCTCCTTCCGTGTAGTAGGCACACACTGTATATGGTACGGTCATTAGATGAACTCCTTATGCTGTAACTCCTCGGTCATATGCTGCAAACAGATGTTATAGTCATTATAGTAACACTTACTACAAATACTGCCATCGAAAACTATGCCAGGGGCATAGTCTTTCCACTTCATCATACGGAATCGTTCTGGCATTGTGCGTTGTTCCTCGGTGGCATATTGAACACCACAACAGGGGTATACATACCCATCGACGTTGATCACTGGTTTCACCTGCCCAATTAGACAACGTTCTGAGCCTTGGGTGAAGATGTTGCGATACTGGAATATACCTTTATTAGATGTACAAACGCGTTTGACCTCGTCCATAGCTTGCATTGTATCTACATTATTGGCTGTCAGGATATCTGTCACGAAGCGTATATGTGTTATATTCGGGGTCAGCTTCGCGAGTTTATCAATAGCAATGACTGTAGTCATATTGACATCTGGTGTTATGGTGAAGCTGACGCCTATATCGCATGTTAGATACTCACTTATCTTCGCTATTATCTCCGCGTCATAATAACCTTGGGTATTGAACACGGATATTCTTAGCCAAGTTAATGTTTGATTTAGTAAATCAAAATCTATGTGACCTTTCGAGATCTCAATACCATTTGTTACCATACCAATCTTGTAACCGCGATGCTCAGCGGTGATGAGAATACGATCGAAATCCTTATGCATCGTCGGTTCGCCACCACCTGTGATCGTGATGGCCTCGGCACCTAGCTTCTTGAAATGTGTCAAACAGTCCCTAATCTCGATTATGCCCATCTCAAGGGACCTATCGACCTCTGAGCAAGAACACCAAGAACATTTACCATTGCAATGATTAGTTGGTATCAACTGTATATGATACGGGCGAGGGACGAAGTCCTTAGAAACTAATTTCCAAGGCATCGTTCCGGCAGCCGTGTAATTCGTTAGCATATTGGGCTCCTGGCCTGTTATTCCTAACTATAATACCCCTTCTAGCCTCGAATAATCTCTTATTATATTGCAAGGCCCTATGATTCCGTGAAGGGGCTCGACGGTCATGGAAGAGGTGGACGACCTGTTCTGGGATGGCACGGTAACTAGCTCCCAGGTCTAGGAGTCTAGTTACGAAGTCATCGTCATCATATCCTTGACCGGTGAAGTCCTCGTCATATCCACCTATCTCCTGGTATAGGGTCTTCTTCAGGGCCATACAGAATGGCAGTTTGGTATTCAATTGTGGTAGGAAGCTATAAGCTTCGGGGCATCCCTTCTTATATCTCTGGACATAGGCTAGGTACATGCCGTTATCATCCCTACCATTTGGGATCACCATCTCTAGGTCACCGACCTTGAGGTCGGCGAGCACATCTGTGGTGTGGTAGATCTCTGCACAACTGAGGACCACGGTCTCCCCGTCCGAGGCCGCGACACCCAGGTTGAAGGCCCAAGCTGGGCATCTCCACTTCGTATTACCGGTGTAGAGGTAAGTGCAATCATACTTCTTAGCTATGGCTTCCGTGGACCCAGGAGGCCCGTCGTTAACCAATACTATTTGACCTTGGAAGTATTCACGAATCCTCGGCAATGTTAGGTGTAGCAGATGATCTCGGTTGTGTGTCGTCAATACTATACTTATCACAGTTCGTACACTCCCTATTATGGAGACTACATAGTAGCCTCCTAACCTTTCGGCAACATCCCTTTGTTACTATTTTGCTAACAGAATATTTACACTTACGAAGTGTAAAGACAAATGGGTCTTTCGTTGGCTGATAACCATCGGGACAAGCTGGTGGCTTGCCCCGATGGGGGAAGAATGCCTTATCACCTATTACTCGCATCTAGCATCCCTTTCAAATCCTGGGCCTTGATAGCATAGTAACCGCCGAGGTCCATTGTCGTGTCGATATCCTTCTTGCCCTCGATAGTTACGGGGATCTTCTTATTCGTTGCTATCTTGATCGCACCATGTAGTTCCTTGGGAATCTTATACTGACTGACGTAGATTACTCTAACCTTCTCCTTGATCCCGACGGTGCATCCAATCGCCATACTGACTATTGATAGCATCGCTAGAGCTAGAAGGCATTTCCTTAGTACCGGTATCTTCAACTGTGACCTCCTTTGCTGGGGTTGATAGTGCCGCCATGATGACCTTGGCTATGATGCCCTTGAAGAAGTTAAGTACCGCTAGGATAACTGGCATAGTTACTTCCTCCTTAGCTTCCTTAGCGTCTTGGCGAGGTTGACACGCCTTGCCAAAGTGGTGTTACCAGTTTTCTTTGCCCTAGCAGCCAACTTCGTGAGGTTGAGCGTACCATTCTTATTGATCTCCTTCTTCTTAGCTGAACGTCGAAGGGCTCCGGGGTTCTTTATTGCTTGTTTGATGAAGTTCTTCTTAGCCATGATCACTTTCCTTTATGCTTAGACAACAACTGCTTCACAAGACTACTTACCTTACGGGTGGTCCATGCCATAACGACATCTTTAGCGGGACCAGTGGCAGCTTCCTTAGCTATATTCCAAGCTGCCTGCTCAAGGTTCTTGGCCTCTTCCTTAGTGATCTTACCATCTGCTGCCGCTTTCTTCATGCCATTAGCGAAGGGCTGTTGCTCAGCCATACCCTCAAGCAGGGCCTCGATAGCCTTACGCTCTGCTTCATCGGCACCTAACTTGGTAAGCAATACTCCGATGTACTTCCTAACCAGCAACCACATGCCGCCAATAGCAAAGGCCATGATAACACTTGCACCCTGTACCCACCATCCTTGTACGATTGTTTCTTCCATGACATTCTCCTCAGAATTCCAAACAATACAGATCGCCATCGACCTGTCTAGAAGTTATTGATGCCCCTAATAGCTGTTCATAATCAACTATACTACGTCTGATATAGTATACATCATACTGACTACCATCTCCAATGTCCTCGTAGATAAAGATCTTCTTCCCCACTCGAAGCATCTCGGTACAAAGGATATCTGGGGCTACTGTAACGTGCTGTAAACAGGTTACTGTGAATACGATATCGAATTGATCAGTAATGTATGGCAGAAGATTATCGGAAATGATATCTACATTAGGTTCTTCGACCTCAGATAAGGCAACCATATTTGGGGAGATATCGCATCCCTTGGTATTAGGATATATCTTGAGGTTAATACCAGCTCCACATCCTACTTCAAGTATCTGACCTGTCCATCCTTGATTTAGTAAATCAGTTTGAACAATAGCTCTACGCTCAGAGGTGCCTCCGACCTTACCACCTGCTACGCAACTAGCTGCATAATCATCCCAATATTCTTTTGGTGTCATTATACTAGTCCTAACTGTTGAAATTTTACAACATGTTCAAGGTTATTATCTTTAATAACCTGATGATAACAAGTTCTTAATGATTGTCCAGGCGCAAGCTCATTATCATCATTAGAACTAGCTCGAACATATTGTAAATTTCTGAAGAAATCTTCACGTTCATATCTGTGTTTATATGCTAAAAGAATCTCCATTATTAGAGAAGTAGTCTTTCTATCCTTACTTCTAAATCTCTTAAAAGTTGTTTTGCCACCAGTATGTCTGAAGTAAGAGGATGCGCATCTAAGTATTTTTCCTCCCTTGGCTTTTACCTTATAGGCCCAATCCACTTCTTCAAAATCACCCCCTAGCCAACCATTTCGTAGTCCTATATTGTAATCCCATTTTGATTTAGTAGCTGAATGATGGGTATCTATTAGCATACAAGCTGCTGGTCCATAAGGTATTTCATTATCTTGATTAGGATTTAATTCCAATTCTTGCATTGAATGAATAACTTCTTCCTCAGTACCCCATAACTCTTGTCCAAATACTAAGGCTGCATTATTATTTTGCATGGTGGCTAGCATTTTAGGTAGCCACTCTGGATCAATCATCTCACTATCATAATCAAGAAAACATACGTATCTGGTATCAATCTTTGAAAGAATCTTCTCTCTTGCTTCAGCAACATTGATTGATGGATCAATATCTATGAGGAGTTTGAAGCCCTTAGTATATTGATTTACTAAATCAACAGTTCTATCTAACTGTATAGACTCTTTCTCAACTGGAATTGCTATAGTAATCATATTTGTCCTTAATACCAGAGATGGAGATTTGCCATAGATGCCCTAAAAAGTCTATGTCCTTTGTCTATATATGGAAATGTAACATTTCCATAGGTCAACCAAGTTAATAATTGAGTACCTGATAATGAGTTAATAACTGATGGATCAAGATCAAGCATATAGTAATCTGGGGAACTATATTTATAAGGGTTTGAAGCAGCAAAAGGTATCTGCATGTCTATAGGAGCGGCTTCTAATGCACTTCCACTTCCAAAACTAACAGTCTCTGTAAATTTAAGATTTAACACATTTTCATTGATATCTGACCAGCCTGAACCTTGAATATATAAAGAATGATATCCTCGTATAGATAACTTAGCTACTTGAGTATTACCTATTGCTGCTGGGGGTATATTGTATATACTATATCTACTAGACCTCTCACAAAATGCAAAATTATACCCTAATCCAGTGTATAAATTTAATAAATCACTATTGGCTCCGACCAAAGTAGTATCTGCTAAATAGGTATTGTAGGCATTGACCTGAGCATTAAGGGTATCAGCAGTTTGGTTCCCTGTTTCCTCTGTGTCTACGCCATAGTATTCCTGTGCAGTAGTAATACTTATATTGGAATACGTTAATCCTATAGATGAGTTTACGCTTCCTGATAACATCATACCTCCTGTGCTGTTAGAGTGAATCCCTTATTGCCTGTTCCACCAGATAAGGTGATGCTTACTATCTTCCTACCATTAGTCCATCCAGTATTATCAGTTGAGGAAGGAGTAAGAATCTCTCCATTAAGTCCAGTACCAGATAGAGTGAAGTTTATATTCCCTGCAAATGTAGTATTAGCAGAGCCATCTCCATTTATAGCTTGAATATCTAGACTAAAGGCAGACCCTCTTGATATTGAACCTGGCATAGTCATGGCAAGATAAGGAGTCTCAACACCAACTACTACCGAGTCATTGAAGCGCGTCTCCTGATATAAGACCTCAGCATTGATGCGAATATTGGTTGCCAATCCGACATCGATCTCACATGTCGAGCAGGTCCACTCCCCATTCTGCATATCGGCATAGAGGAACCCACCATAGTTACTGGCATTGGGGCCACCATCTAGCCAAGATAACAGGGTATTGGTGTCATCATCATAAGCCTCAACACGAATAGTCTCGATATAACTGGTGTCTACCGTATCATCGGGGTTCAGAATCTGGATGGTGAGGGCGAAGTCCGTGGTATCCTCGATAGCACTTGGAGGAGTGATCTTAAGATAATCCTCATCGGCTGCCGACGTCTGACTGAAGGCCACGGTTGTTACCACCGTTACAGCAGATAACCCGGAGAGGGCGAACTGACTACTCTGCTTGAAGACGTATTTATTCTGAGTTGTATCAACGGCAGTTAGAGTACCAACATCGGCACCATTACCGCCTTTGATATATGTACCTGAGAAGGTGTAACTACCAGAGCCATCAAGGGTCACTTGGGTTATGACACTGTCACTGCTATCATATAAGATGTCGGCACCATCTGAACTGGCGAGGATGATATCAATAATCTCTCCAGCAGCTCCGCCTGTGAGGGTGTAATTGGCTATCACCACATCCCGGACCACGGTAGCAGGGGTGCCAACCCATGCTAAGGTATCCATCCTAGCGTCTATAATCGTGAAGCTCGAAGTCGTAGCCCCGGTATACCCGCCAGCAGCTACGGATATCGTACCGGCATCTGAGCCTGCTCCCGTGTTGATCTGCACAGCGGAGCTTGACCAAGTGCCATTGACGATGCTGATGTTAATGGTGTTGAGCACATCCCCGCCATCTGTGGAGGTAAGTCCAAGAGTAGCAGAGGTGCTTTCATAGACAGTATTCCCAAGGCTATCTTTGATCCTAACGGCGAGATCGAAGGCGACTCCACGCTGTACCTCAGTAGGTTGAGAAGTGAACTCCAGTTCATAGACATCGGGGTCTCCTTTTCCAGTACCAGTTCCAGTCTCGGGTTCACTAGTAGTCTGACCCTGAGTAGGTACGGTATAGTCAATCTGACTACGCCCAGCACCTACATCACTTGGCATTGGGTTGCCATTGATAGCATGACTTGGGTCACCGGTGAAGTAGTTTAGATTCTCGGTCGGCTCCCCACTACTTGCATCCCCTGCTCTGGAGGCCATTTGCGCTTGGAGAGCAATCTCATTGTCAATTGGATTATGATTTACTAAATCAATAACGCCACGTATGGTATTCGCGCTGAAGATGCTTACACCCATAGCTATGGGGTCGAAGGCCTCCAGAGCCAACTCCTCAAGGAAAGCTGTGAATGCCACGATACGCCAGGAATTGCTATAACGATAACCCCAGAAGGCTGCTGAGAGAATGACTAAGGACTCGATATTATAGATGTAGAAGTCCTTCTCCAGCTCTCGAAGGCCATAGGTGCTGACGTTATTGCTATAGAGATATTGGGGCGTGGGTTCAGCCTCATAATCACGTTGCCATTTGGCGATGAGTTTGGTGTAGATATCCTCCGTAGAGGTGAAGCTAAGCTTCATGCTCTTCAGCAGGATGCTACTCTCATTGAGAGTAGCCACAGCAGTGGGTGTCTCACTGAGGTACTTAATAAACACCTCGCCATTAACGATATATAGAGCACAACGTGCTTGCCATGCGGTCTCCTCAATAAGGTCCAGAACTTCCCGCAAGTCGAATAGCGTGAAGCCCACTGGGTATCGACTGGTCTTGCTGGCAACGGTGTTGAAGCTATTACTATCGGCGGTCAGCGTCGACCAGTTATTGATCAGATACTCGATGACCCTAGCGACATTTGGTCCAACTGTAGATCGCAAGGACACATAGACATCGGCCTCCCACGCCTCGCCGACGTAATCTTCAAGAGCAGTTGTGAACTCGATGCTCGTGACATTATAACCTGCCAAGGAGTTCGAGAGGTTGACCGTATAGTAACTACTCGGTATTGGTGCGAAGATCCTCTGTCCTCGATAAGTACGATGTCCATATACCTCTAGGACCTCTGTACTTGGAAGCAGATTCGCGATGTAGAGGTTATTGAAGTCAGCCATGTACTTGACCTCTGTACTAACAGGTATCACCCAACTACCCCGTAATACTACAGTAATACCTACAAGCTGCTCGTAGTCAATACCATACCAAGTCGAATTATCCCATTTCGCTATGTGTTCGACAACATAGTTGACAGCCCATGAACCCCTAACTACTGGACATACCTCAGATATCGTGGAGCCAAAACTGAGTTTCACCTCCAAGGTTGTACTCTGAGGCCTCCAGGGCTGGATGAAATAACATTTATTACCTTCCTGCTTATAGCAGAGGTTGACCATCCATCCATAGGTTGCATGGTTGACTATGCAGTATAGTCCAGGGAGCCTAACAGTGGTACCGGCAGTAAGCCAAATGACACTGGAATCATTATAGTTGGCGTCATTCATTGGCCTATTGGCGATGACGACATTAGTATAGTAGGGAATGTTGCCCTCGGTGATCGTGAATATGTCATCGGTGAAACTACCATTGAAACGGATAGCTCCGACCTGAACCTGTATCGGCGTACTCTGAATAAAGGTCTCACCCTTCTCGACCTGGAACTGGGTGAAATTGGCATTGATGCCATAGGTCAAGGTTCCGAGTTGACGATTACGAACACGAACTGCTGGGCTCTTCAGCACTGTTCCGAAAGCCATTGGCCAGGGGACGTCGATAGCCTCTTCCCAGAGGTTCGTTATATCCCCGGCTTTCGGGGCGTAGCCTACAATACCATCTGCTGTCAAGGATTCCAGGTCGAAGGATAATTGACGTAGCCCTTCACTCCAAGATATATCTCCAGCTATACGGCCTTTGAGTATCGTGGTTAGATCACCAGTGCTTAGCCCCTCGTAATGATGATATAGTGTTACTGACCTACCTTCGATAACCTCGGTATTCACCTTGGATTTGATCAAACCCTCACTATCATCGAGCGTTATCCCGATACTGGATACCTCACCAGTGACTTCCTGCTTAAGCTGTGAGACTATCGACGAGGCGTCGAGAATCCCACCTTGAACACTCCACGCCCCAAGGGTAAACGTCTTATAGCCGTAATACTCCGTGCCACCGGCCCAATTGATTTGTAAAATCAATTGGGGTTCGGTCCCCAGGGCCGTATCCAATTTAATCTGAGTTGATGAGGTTATGGAACGCATTGAAACTCCAGGCTAAGATCGTAAGTATCACTACACTCGTCACTACCAGTTGTGGTGGCTTCTATGGGGTTGGTGAAGATGATTCCCTTCCAAAGTACGGCCTCATGGTCATTATATCCTACTATACTTCCACTACTTGTACCCAGGAAGGTGAGGAAGTTCTCAACATCCGTTTTACTAAGGTTCTTGAAGCTAAGCAGTAGCCGCTGGTTCATTGGTGTTCGCTTATGACTATGCACACTTCCATCCATGGCTATCTTGAACATGGTCTTCACATCTACCTGCTCATTATTGCCTAACTCCGGATTACGTAAGGTCACGGTAGTAGTTGGAGTGGTATAGGGATATTGGAAGCTTACACTCATATCACTACTTTCTTTAGCTTATCGAAAACAGGTTTGTGCTTCACTATGTCATCATATTTGGAAGTGGCATTGATACTTGCTTCATTAGTAAGGATATCTGCCCGAATCTGATCACGTTCAGCAGCGATGTCTGCCGGTATTGGGGTCCCCTTCTCCGCTTTCCGAATAACATAGTAATCAGTTTGATTTAGTAAATCACGAGCTATAGCATTAAGTTCCTCGACACGGTTAGCTTTGGCATCTGCTACCGTGTCTTTGGGTTCGGTGGTATGGGTACGGACTACAGTACCATTAACATCTTCAGAATCGGTATATCCTGTGCTCTTGTAACCTTCAGTAATTTGGGCCTCATGGAAGGGCTTGACTCCGATCTCTGCCAAGGCTTCTTTGCTCCACTTCACCAGAACCGCACCTCTACGCCTCTGGCCATTGCCGTCTGTGAAGTCCTTCTGGCGATTGATAACTTGACCATTGACTATCCACATATGTTTCTCCTTAAGTTAGCGTGCCCTAGCATAAATAAACGGGCTTTCTGCGAATGCAGCGTAAATATATGTGCCACCGTTGGTGTTATATGATGAATCATTTAATCTTATTTTAAAGCCATTTGATACATAATCAAGATAATCAAATGTAGTTTCTGCATTAGATGTGTTTGCAAGAAGTGACTTATTATTGGCATTATAACTACCTCTTCTTGCATCTGACATATACCAATCAGCTGGGGCATCAATCTTCTTCACCATAACATAAGCAGGACGGAATCCGCACCAGATGAATGGACCATCTGCGCTGCCATTCCCTGTGTACTTACCGAACTTACTGAAGCCTGGTACACTGGTAAAGAGGTAGGCTATGAAATTGTCTGTATTAGTATTGACAAGTCCATTAGAACCAAGACTAAATACAGTACTTGTTGGAGCAGTGCTATTCCACATTGTGGCATCCGTTTGCTCTGCCTGAGTTCCATCCAAATATAAGAATTTTGTAAGAGCTGTTAAATCCTTATGGTAAACAGCCCAATCAAATGCTGTTGTCCTATCTTTTATAATCATCATCTCAAGCACAGCACCAAGACTATGGGCTATCGTTCTATTTGTGGCATTACCAGTATAACTAACGATGTCGAAGCCTGGGATTGCACCTTTCTTCCAGCACCATGCTGCATATGTTTCGCCACTATTATTATAGTCAGTAGTTGTGCCTACAGTGAAGCCATTAGTATCAAAAGATGTCAGGCCATTGGGATCAGTTGCTTCAGCTACCATTAAGTCTGATGACAATCTTTTGGTAGCACCTCGTACCGTGTCTGTGAGCATATGACTACGAGCATTACTGCGATCCTTAATCCAGGCTAAATCAGGCGAGAAGTCCAAAGCAGCACGAGCCAACGTAGCACCAGTACCAGTGTAGAGGTCAACATCAAAATAATCACTTGGCTTCGTGATTGCTGGAGTAGATAGATTACTGGTGCTGAGTGCCGAGCCAGAGGCCGTCCCTGCGAAGGTGCTGGCCCCGAAATTCCAAGTCGTAGCTTGAGCAGTACCATAAGGGAACCATAAGCCTGTTAGTGAAGTAGCGATACTGGTCCATGACCCTGCATCCGTGATGTTGATATAGTCAAGATTCCCCGCCGCAGTCATGCGAAAACCAAAGGTTTTATTGGCGGTTACAGTCGTAGTATGAGTGGTACCGCCATCCTCACTAATTACTCCGCAGGTTGGCGCACTTGCCCCAGCAGTTACTTCCCAATAGCTGGCGAAGGCATTAGCATCAAATGTGCCTTGACATGTTCCAGTTGCCTTCAAATTTCCATCACTCAAAGTGCTAACACTTGGATGAACACCATTGAGAACAGCATAATTATCCTCAGGGCTATCACTCACTTGACTCGAAGTCGTCAGCCCACTGGTCGTGTAATTATTACCATTACCACTAACATCTGTACCAAGTGCCCCTGAGTTGGCGTAGTCCATCCTGAAACCATTTGTTCCAAACGTTCCAGTGTACCCCTGTGGACGCCAGTTACCATTAGTGTCAAACTGTCCGAAGCTGGAGGGAGTTAAAGCCTGGCCGTCAACCAGAATTGTCTCAGCGAGGTAGCCGTCGAATAATGAGCTACTAGATAATACGTACCTACCTATATAATGTACAGTCGTATTATTTACACTATAGTCAACATTGGCAGGTTGCGCACCTGTTGCAGCCGCCTCTATCCCATTAATATATATTTTAATATTGGTGTTTGCTGCATCAAAGGCTACCACAATATGCATCCAGGCACTTATGTCTCTAAATACCGCAGAAGTTACACGATTAAAGGGGTTAGCATTTCCAGGGTCATTTGTTACAGATATTTTATCTGTATCAGTGCTATTTGAGAATGCAATCATCGTACCCTTTTCAGTTCCTGATTTATATGCATTAAATAGTATTCGTCTTGTAGCACTCAAATCTCCCCTCTTCACCCAAGTAGAAAAAGTCCAAGCCTTACGATTGCCAGCAACACTAGGAGTACGTGACATATAGTCACTATTGCCACTGTCGAAGAGCACAGAATTGGGAATGTTAAGATAAGATGACATGGCAGTATCGCTACCATTCGGGCCATTACGCACGAACTTCTTCAGATAGTCATTTTGAGTTACAGTTGATCGTCTAATCATACTTGACTCCCAAATATCTGGATAGTAACCTTATTGGCATTACTTGTCGCCGCCTGAATCGTGTCATTCGTATTTTCAAGTACCAAGCCAATCTTGGGAACTTCCACAAAGACCGTTTCATTTGCTGCAAGGTCATCAGCCCAAAAACGATTAGCATCAGCAGCAGTACCAGCTGATCCAGCATTATCTGGTACATTCCAAAGTTCTACACTCTCAGTGACACTATTCGTATTATGCAATACGATTAGCGTCACATAAGAGGTCTTGGAAGCGGGATTAGCGAAGACCGAAGCGGCAGCAGCCGCTATAGTCGTAATCTCTGTAAGCCTTTTATAATCCATAGTATCTCCTTTGATTTACTAAATCAAGCGAAGTTCCATGCTTGTAATTGAGTAATATCATCCAATATCCTACCCCCAATGATCTTCCAGCCAACAGAGGCATCTACATAAACCAATCCGAAAGTGGCGCCATTCGTTGCGATGATGATATCCTTAGCAAGGCTCTCGATATTCTGACCATTCCTAGCTATCGTAAGGACATATGTAGAGGCCATTAGGGCAGCGTCCGAGAACCATACCTCATCACCTACTGAAGGGGCAATAGGCAGTGTCAATGTCAGATCAGTAGCGGCCACAGCAGCATATCCATTACCTACTAATGCCGTGGTATCTCCAGTTATCTTCGACCAGGTTAAACCTCCGCCGCCTCCCCCTCCAACGGCGTAGAGCTGGTTACTGCCATTCTCTTTGATTGTGACGTTATCGATCTTGATCGCCACGCCATTCGTATTAACACTAACAGCCGTAGCCAAATTAGCGCCGCCAACGGCATCGGGCTTCACACTAAGGGAAGCACCAGCCCCGCCTGTAATGCCATTACCTTGTGTGGCTAGACGCAAATTAGCGGAGCCATCGGCCTCAATACCAGTACCTGCAATGGCATTGACATCGAGACCAGCGCCATCTGCTGTGAGGTTAACAGGTTGCACGTCGCCACCAGTGATGGCATCAGCTTTCACACTTACAACACTACTCGTTATGTCGATGCCATTACCAGCGAATAGACCGCCACCTTGATTTATGAGGTTCCAAGAACCAGTTGGCACCGTGCCATCGAAGGAATACTGGTTATTGCTATTCACACCTAGACGAACTACTATGGCATTGCCATCTGTGGCATCTGTCCCTGCAGTACCAGTGAGACTTGTACCATCGAAGTCTACGACCTTACCATCATCTGTGGCATCGGTATACGGGGCGATCAGTGCAGTTGTCGTAGATAACGATGCCCGTGTCCCCGAGGCCACGAACCCGCCACTACCAGTTACAAGTTCAATCCAGCTAGTACCATCGAATTCCGCAACACTACCTGCTACAAGGGCATCTGAGGCTCCAATAGTTGGAGTACCAGCATCAGTACATACGTAACAATCGCCTGAACTAGGTGTAAGGCCATTCAGTGTTGCTATCGTGGCATTACCAATGAGGTTGACACTCTCCAAAGGGAGCTTCCAACTTGTGCCAGCTACCGCATTGGCAATGGCCACTGCTACCTTGCTGGCGGTCCAAAGTTCGGAAGTCGTAGTACCTGTGTCATCGACGGTTACCCCTGCATCCTGGGGATGCCCATTGGCGTCGATACTAACGAGATTGTCTTGTGTACCGGAGATGTCACTGATAGCAGCTTTGGTCCAGACAGCGCCAGTATCGTAGTATATGTCATCGGTATCTGTGGCTATGAAAAGCCGGCCCCTCTCTGCCGCAGCAGGGAGATTAGCTATAACATCCAATAGTACTTTGCCAACTAAGATATTGCTGACTCCATCCCCGACGTAGATCTCCTTCTCATTATCAGTAGTGAAGTACATCTCACCGGAAGCCAAGGTGATACTGCCAAGGGCTACTTTCGAGCCCCGTCTAACTTGGACTGTAGTTGTATCGCCATCAGTCCCAGCAGTATCGAGCTTCCCCTTGATGTAGATATAAAGAGAAGCCAACGTACTCTTAAACGAGGACAAGGCATTGACGATATACATCTCGGAGGCATCATTTGGTGCACCTACTGAGAGGTCTGATAATTTTTGATCAGCCATGATTTATCCTTACAGAAGTAAACTATCTCCGGATTCAAGTAGTAATCCACCACCATCTTCCTTCAATAACCTGCCAACAGTGGCTATAATCTCCTCCCCAAGTATAGGGAGTAGGATATTATCTCGAATCGGAGAGCCAAGAATAACGTCCCTTATTATACCTTTGAAACGCTTGAACATGTCGTCTCCTAAACAGTATATACTAATCTCAATCCCAGAAGAGAATGTGTGTTGACGCTATTATTCGTAATCTTAACCCCTACAATATCTCCAGCAGCAAGTGACCCCAATTGACTTGATAAATCAATTTCAAAAAGCTGATCTAGGGTTACATTATAAGTAGTAGTGGTATCACTTCCAGTATTGGTATTCTTTGCCTCACCAACTGCCGCATACTGGAGGTCATAGTCTATATTCTCGGTACCACCAGTTGCTCCACCAATTAGAACTAATTTGGCAGATGTTAAAATGGCGAAGTCATAAGGCACATTGAAACTTAGGTACCCTACTCCAGCAGCGGCAATATCCTGGGATGCATAGTCTCCATTATTATTACCAGTATTACAAGAGATCCAAGTTTCCTTCTTTGGGGCTGCCCACTTCACACCAGCAGCCTGGGCTGAATCCGCCACCAGCAATTGGTTATTGGCTCCAACACCTAAACGGGCTAAGGCATTGGCACCAGTGGCTGCGAGGATATCCCCCTTAGTCGTTGCCAAGGACTGCATAACAGCGCCAGCGGAAGCCACATTAGTGGCATCGGTGACATCGGCTAAAGCCTCGACAGCATCAAGCTTCGTGATCTGTGCAGCAGTTGCTAGGCCCTTCTGTGCGGCGGTAGCATCCTGGATATCATCGGTACCATCTGTATGATTAGCAGCATGTGTTGAACCGGCCTTGAGGTCCAGAGCATCACGGATAGCTTTCTCAGTTGCTAAAGCAGTATCAACACCTGGAGTACCTACTGCTGTATTAGCATCGTAGCCATCCTGTATATGGTCCGCACTTGCGGCCTTTGGTATTTTTCCAGCAGTAAGTCCCATCTTTGCTCCTTGCGGCAGGGCCGCTTGATGCTGGCCTTGCCAGCTTTGATTTACTAAATCAATGGCCACGGGCCAAATCAATGGCCGCTAAATCACCTTAACAGTGTCCTCATCGCCATTATATACTTGTGCACCAACATCATTTAGTAGGAGTTGTGCAACTCCTGAATAAATGGCCATCATCTCGAAGTCAACATCATAGTTACAATCATCCTTGATGGTGACGATATCGCTAGGATTCGAGATTATATAGCCATCCCAAAGCTCATCATTAGAATCACTAATTGTCACTTGTAATCCGGCAGCAGCTTGCAGAGCTGATCGGAAGGTGACCATCTGGGCACGACGTAAAGACCTGAAGGTGAAAACCCTAAATTGCTTATCGGGCCAGTCATCAACCGTCTTATACTCCCCTCCAACTGTTGGACGGTTCTCGACATTGGTATCCAAACGGCGTATATCCCCGTATTCGGGGTTACGTATTGTTAGATATCCGCCTGGATAGAATAGTGTGAACATAGTGATCCCTTAACCAGCAGCGCCAGTAACAGTATATGTCACATTGAGAGTATCGCCAGATACGGCGGAGACATCTCCATCCGTGAAAAGCCCAGTGGCCCAAAGTGTCCCAGCAGTTCCACCCTTGGTGCTATCGCTACAGCAGAATAGTCCACTTATAGTTACAGTGGCATTGATGCTGTAGACTACGTAAGCCGCATTGGTGACGCTCTTACTTGCAGCAGCTCCAACAGTCCATGTCTGCCTGACCGCTTCGGTATAGCTCTGTTCCTCAGTCCAACCAGCATGGCTTGCCATAGTATCACCATCTACCAAATCCCCAGCAACAGCACTTCCTATAAGGCCCAAATACCATGTTGCTACTTGGGCAGAGGAGTTGAAATATGTATCCAGAATGGCATTGACACCTTCAGCTACAACGGCATTGTCAATATGTTTGGTAGCAAGTAGCTTACCATCTCGATGATGTTCGACAACAAAATGTCCTTTGAATTTTAGTTTGTTCATATTCTCCTCCCTAATTCAGCTTCAATGTTCCTCGGCGTATTTGCCTTCTAAGTAATTTTCCGAATTTCGTCACATCATAATTCTCATTACCACTGCTCTGCATGGAGACATTAACATCTCCAACATTATTGTTTACAAGTCCGCCTCTAGCAAAAGGAGTGGCGTTCATGGCTACCAGTTGACTATAGAAACGCTTCGAGGAACGGGCGTTCATCACGAACTCGCCAGGACTAAGCATAGCGGGTATTGAGTCCATACCTATCTGGCCCCCATGGGCTTTGCCTATTGTCTTAGGATTAGTCCCATTAAACTTTTGCAGCTCTTGCAGGATCTTTACAAGGGTCAAGGTCTGCTTGGGTAGTTCTTCCTTTATAACATTACTAAATCCTAGCTTTTTCTGTATGGCTTCGATCTTCTTCAAAGTTCTAGCAGACTCCCTGCCTTTCTCTAGAGTTTTCTTCTGGGCCTCTACAACCTTATTTTGAAGTGCATGTAAAGATACAATAGCCTTCCCTATCAAATCTACTGAAGGCAAAGATGTAGCCCCTATTGCCCCAGTCGCCCTCTCAAATTTACGGAGATTATCTTGCAAAGCCCCAATATTCGTGGCAGTGATGTCTTCAAATGTAGACTGGAGTTGTTTTAGTGCATCCTTTTTAACAGTTACTGGCACCACTGCCCTATCCAATAAAGTTTTAACGCTCTCAGTTATAGCATTCTTTACCCCTTCAACTCTGGCTATTGCATCTGCACCTTGAGTTTTAAGGGCCTTTTTCTCCTTGGCAATGATCTCAAGGCGTTTCTTCAATTGATCATCAAGACCACGGAGTTTTTGCTCATTGTCATTTGCTGTAAGAAGAGCATTGAGTTGTCCTCGACGATCTGCAAGCTTCTGTTCAAGTCTAAAGCGTGTAGCCTCATCGAGTCCAGCGCCCTTCTCTGCGAGGGTCTCTCTGAAGGCTTTAATACTCTTTAAGGAGTCTTCGATATTTTTCTTCTGCTTCTTGAGATCATCTTCCTTAACAAGTCCCGTAGCAGTGATGTTGGCTACTTCAACATAGGCATCTTGGATATCAGCAATATTCTTCCTCTGAATAGCTGCTGCAGCTTCACGCTCTTGGGTAACTTTCTTAGCCTTAATACGTAGTTCTTCCTCAAACTTAATTTGGTCCTTTAGAAGTTTGAGACGCGCACTCTGAATATTGAATAATTTGACCCCTATTCCTATTTCCTTCTTCTTGGTCTTGGTCAATTGATTTACTAAATCATTTCTCTTTTTAACCAGATTAGCGATCCGTTGTTCCGAATCTGCTTGTTTCTGAAGACGGGCAGCATCAGCGGCCTGGGCTCTGGTGTTAGAGGTATCTACTATAGTCTTACCATTCTTAGTGGTAATCCCTACAGCTTCACCAGATTTACTGGCTCTACGGATTTTATCAAGGGCCTTGAGTTCATCAGAATGCTGCTTCCGACGTACTTTAGCTATATCTTCATCGGCCCGTTTTATCTTCTCACGGAGTTCCAGTTCACGTTTAGAGTTCTTGTTCGCGCCCTTCTGAATATTATCGATAAGAGTTTGAAGAGTGGCAATCTCCTTATAAGCATTTCGAGCGTCATCTACAGCCTGCTTATCGACCCCAACGTTAATCGTGCGTAACTTCAGATTCTTGATACGGGCTTTGATGGCTTCTATCTGCCTAGTGGGATCTTCTATCTTACCAAGGACGCCTTCAAACAGTTTACGTTCAAGCTCACGGCGTAAGTCTACAATCCTATTTGCAGCATCATCCGCGAGTTTGTTGGCTTCTTTAATGGAGTCCGTGATGCCCTTTAGACCTGCTTTCAAGGACTTCTTGACCTCGCCATATGCACTGGCAATTCCTTTACCGATGTTCTTATCTAGAGCTATTTGATCATCTGAGAGTTTGAAATTCGCTGAACGTATAGCTGCAATGGCTTTAAGAGCAATAGTTTTGATCTTATCATAAGATTTGAAGGCATTGTTAACAAGTGCATCAGTGATCTTCTTGGCATCTTCAATTTGTCGTAGTCGGAATTTCTCTGAGGCCTTTGCAGCTTCCTCTAGAGATGAGGTATATGAATCTATAGCTACTTTTAATACCCCTCCAATTATGGATGCGACCACAACAGCAATATTTAAAGAGGTAAGAGCACGTTTTAATGTCTTAGTTGCTGCTATGGCTAAGAAAATAGCTGGAACTAAAACTATCTCAAAAGCACTAGCAAGAGTCTTCACAATGGTTGTTAAAGAAATTAGTTTCCTATTCACTAAGGATAGAACTTCGACTACATCCTTACCAAAATCATTTGTGAAAAAGTTCTTGATCTTATTGACTTCAACCTGAATATTTTTACCAGCACTTTGGAAGATGATCTTCTGAGCATTTGCAAAGGATTTTCCTGCATTTTCAATCTTCTTGAAGTTCTCTCGGTAGTCCTTCAGTCCTTTACCTGCAAAGACCATATCACCAACCGTACCACGAATACGCCTAAAGAACTTCGCAATCTCGGTACTACTTCCCTTAGTTCGTTTCTCAATTTCAGCTAGGGCCCCGCCGAATCCTAGGGCAGCAATCATTGCCTCGCCAGAGGAGAATCCCAATTCCCTAATTAGACCTTTCATCGTATCCGTAGGACGAATGAGGCTTAGCATAACGTTACGAAGTAAGGTCTGGGCCTCATTAAAAGGTATACCTCGTTTAGTTATGGTATCAACAGCCGCACCTAATTCACTGAAACGGATATTCAACTGCTTTGCAGGTACTGCAAGTTGACCTATAGTCTGGGACATCTCATTCAGACGCACGCGGCCTAGTTCTACGATCTTAAATGCCTTGGCAGCATTCTTACCAGTTTCCTCTAAAGAGAAATTGTAAGCATTCTGAATAGCTGTTAAGAACTGCACAGCGGTTGCCGAGTCGGAGACCGTAGCCAGTGCCAATCTATTGGCCTGCTCAAGGAAACCAAAGACCTCTGCACCATGGGCAACCTGATTTGAGAGAGTCTGATAGGCCGCTTCAGTTTGATTTAGTAAATCAATTCCAAAGGAATCACTAAGCTCCCTCAATCCTCTGGCCCATTCCTCTGTAGACAATTGGTTCTGCTGGGAGATCGTACGAACCTCTGCTATCTTAATACTGAATTCCGTGGCCCTTGTTATAGACTCCTTTAACTGACTAATAAAGGTGAAGAGCACACGGCGAATAGCCTGAGCCGCAATAATACGCAGCATAGACTTCCAAGATAACGTGAACTCCGCAAGCCGTTTACCGGTTTTCTGTAGACTTCGATCTAAGGTCGGAAGGTTACCAGAAATATTAGTTATCCGGCCATTAGTTCTTGTTATTGTAGCATTGAAAGTCTTACCTTGTGCATCTAAGCCTTTCCAGGTCTCGATAAGCCTATTATTACTTGTACTAATCCTCGGAATGATCTGTAGATTCTTGAGCAATCCGCGATTACGTAAATCAGTAAGTGCAGCAAATTGAGCAGTAGCCCTAGCTACCTGGGCTTCCAACTTCTTCTGGGCATTGATTTGGGCGTGAGTGGCAAATATTTCTTTGGTCTTGACACCGAGCAATTTACCTTCTGCATCGGCATCAATAGTGATCTTCTTTGCGGCACTATCAAGACCTTTTATTTGTTGTTTAACTAATCTATTTTGTTCATCATATGCTTTATTTTGTTCCAGAATTGTCCCTATTAGCTTCTTCCGGATAGCATTGGCATTTGCAGCTTCCTTATTGCCCTTACCAGTTGAGGGACCTAATTTAGCTTGAGTCGCAAGAAGTTGCTCAATAGTTTTTATGAGATTAGAGAGGTTAGCAGTTTTATTCACTGATTCATTAAACAGAGCTGCTTGCTTAGTGAATACCTCCATAGCGGAGTTTACAGCTATTAAGGCATCTCTTAATGTATTTAATTTCGTAGCAGAGTCTCCGACATTGAAAACAATGTCGGCTCCAAACTGCTCAATGCCATACCATAATCTATATCTCATAATTTATCCTACACTTATGACTGTTTTAAGAAGAGGTTTCTGATTTAGTAAATCACGTAGAACAGGGAATAAAGTGCTTACAATATACTTCTCTGTTTCTTCTCCTGCTTCATCCAGTGTTTGCCAAGGTGTATTCTTTATCTCTGTAGCCTCTTCCTCATTCTCAAGTAAGTAGTTAATCCCATTATGTTTATTCAGATCTTCGACCCATGATCTAAGAGAAAAACCATATTCCTTAGAGTCCTTGAAAAATCTAGCAGAGCCTTGTCCTATGCCTGTCTGTCTGGTTTTCCCTTTACGGTTAGGTTCTTGAATGTCTGGATACTGAATAGTTACACCTACAATTATGGCTGCACGTGTTAAAGAGGCTCTAGCTTGGCCAGTCCAAGTAGGTATTGAATAGGCAACCCCTTGAACAAAATATTGTGCTGCATCTTTTAACATGAAACGAATAACTTCATCTAAAAGATTTGGAAACTCAGGATTTATACTTGGCATCTTAGATCGAACTATCCACTTCATATCTGAACCCCTTGAGAATTGGCCAAGATCTCCATCTCCTCATGCTCCCTGATCTGATTATATGCTATCAGGAGAGCTTGTGCCCATACATTACAGTCTTCCCACTTATTATCAATACCTGTTGGCAAAACCGCAAAACGTTCACAGGCCCTCCATTCAGCATATGCCTCTTTCCGGAACTGGGGGAAGATAGCTTTCCTTACTCCTTCCCCTGACCAGCTAAAAAATGTTTCAGTGCCTCTTGAATCTTGACATCATTAAGACCTTGAGCCTGGGAGATCGCAGCCACAATGCGGAATATCTCGGACTCAGTGAAGAACGAGGCTTTAAGCTCTTCCTCGAACTTATCCCAAGTCTCTGGTTTCCCCATATCAATGGTGTTCCATTCCAGCCCCTCAGTGGCCTCAAGACTCTTTAGGCACATCCAGTTATATTTCAAAGTAGAATGCCTATTAACCTTCTCTAAATAGTCTTTGTCATTGATGTCTACAGACTTATCCCCACCTGGACGAATAACCTCTGGAGGTTTAGGACTCGGGCAGAGTTTCTCGAATTCTGAGTAATCTAATACGGCCTGTGCTCTAAGGAAGAACTCCTCACCATTACGAATGAAAGGAATAACTTCAACATTCGGACACTTAAACTCTGTACCATTAATCTTCATATTATTTCCTCGGCTAGATAAAATCCCTCCCAGAAATTGATTTACTAAATCAATCCTGGGAGGGTTAAAATTACTGTCGGACATCTACCGCTTGAGTAGCATTACACTGACCAGTCACCGCTACAGTACCTGCACGCAGATCATGTGCCAAACTTGTATAACGGAAATCTGGCAAAGTAATAACCTCATCAAGTTCTCCACCACAAGGAGGCACATAGTGGACCTCTACGTCCACAGCAAAGGGCTCACAAGGGTCACTTGAGCTACTAACCCAGGCTGAAGCCTCACCGCGCTGTTTAAGTACGTCTTCGATAGTTGGGGTACCAGCACCCGTGGTACTAACTGCCTTCAGAAATTCCCATGTGAAGTCAAAACGAACATCCATGGGCTCCTCATCCCCCTCTTTAACGGTATCAAGAACACTACGATTGAGAACGTAGTTGATATTCCGTTTCTCGTCATAGGTGAGATTTCCTTCACCAATCTTTACCTCGAGGGACTGCTGGGCAGAACCAGTGCCACCATCTTTAAGGTATACTGTGGCATTCTTCAAATCAATCTGTGCCCCATACCAATTTCTAATTCGCATATTCTTACTCCTTCGCAAGAACCATATGATAATGTCTCTCAATACTTGCCATGAGGATATCATCTGATGGTTGTAATTGTCCAAAATGACTTATTTGAAGCCGTCTTCTGAAACCATCCATAGCATGTAAACATTCTATGAATGTGCTGTCATCGAGAACTCCATTGCCATACTTATACACCTCAATATCATTAGTAAAAATTGCAGCTACAGCATCGGTAACTCGTCTAATAGCATGGAAATCTTGATCACTTTTAGCCACTGTGACAATGGTGTTCACCTCAACAATCAAATCCCACCATCCCTTCTGATATTGCGTATAAAATGGCCCATCTACACGGAGTTCAAAGAACTGTTGGAAATCTTGAGTCTGACGCTGTTCCCCTTCGAGAAACATATGTAGACTACCTCGATTTGCCTCGAAGTGTTGACAAATTGAAGCATAGCACCATCGGCCCCAATTAGGGTCGATACCGCCACTCAAAGTACCCCCTGATATTACGAAGTCTACGGAGTCACTAACTGTCCCAGGTGAACCAGTGAGCATTATACGTGCCGTATAATTCCCAGCAGCTAATCCTGTTATCTCAATAATACCGTCCCCAATTCTTGATCCAATTTGTCTCCATACACTCTTCCCCTGAAGAGTTATAAGAAGACTATTGGTATAAATTGGTCCGGTATTGGATATTGTAGCAGTCGTACCTACGATATTAAGAATGGGAGTAGGTATGCTCGTGCCACTTTGACCTATAGCACGTAAGATTTGACCAAAGGTTGTAGGCATCACTACTCCAAGTAATTTCCAATTAAGTCATTGACACTAACTACATTAGTACCATCTGCCTGTGTCAAGTTCTTACGGTATAATTCAACGGCTGTTCCTCGCTGGTAATAGACGGCTTGCCAAGGTGTGGCCGTGGTATCTACTCCAACATCGCACTCTACCGACTTCTGAATGGTACCTTGGTTGGCAAGCACCGTGGTTTGGTTTGCTGCGGTTGCGTATTCTGAAGCAAGCAAAGTCCTTGCTGTCATTTCCGCATTGGTCGGTCCATCGTATGAAAGCAAAGCAGAAGAACATTGTGCCAAAACGTCCGCAGTGGAAATATCATTAAGACCATTTACCAATGCAGCATTAGCAAGCACATTATTATTGATAGTGGTCTGATTTGCATCAGTGGCGTAGTTTGCTGCCAGCAAAGTTCGTGCAACCATCTCAGCATTGGTCGGACCATCATATGTATTAAGCGCGGATGAGCATTGTGCTAAGACATCGCCGGTTGAAATATCGTTCAATGCATTTATCAAAACAGCATTGGCAAGAACATTGCCGTCTATTGTGGATTGCCCTGCTGCAGTCGCGTAACTAGCCGCAAGCAGAGTTCTGGCATTCATCTCTGCATTAGTTGGCCCATCGTACGTGTTCAATGCTGAGGTGCATTGTGCTAGGACATCGCCTGTGGAGATATTATTCAATGCATTTATCAGAACTGCATTCGCGGCAATCGAAGCATCAACATTGGCGCCTGGGAATGCGGTTGAGTCAGAAAGAATGGCATCCCGAATATCCGTCCTAAAACTATCATTCCCTGCAAACACATATCGGTCTGGCGCTGTCAATGCGGCAGTACCATCACACCGAATGGCGTAATCCAAGGTTGGGTCGTACGTAGTAAAATCATACTTATACCAACCGTCACCAATCTCGGTCATTGCAGCATCCGTCACCACCAATGCACCAGTAGCCACATTACGAATTCTGATAGTGGGCGATAATCCTGTAGCCGGTGTGCCTGTATTAGTAAAGTATGCGACTATATTCATATCAAATTACCTCGCAATAAAAGATACCTGTGGGACATTGCCTTGCTGACAAATCAGCATTGAGACGTTGAGCAGGATGCCGTCCGCTTCGGCTTCAGCCACCAACTTCTTGAGCCTGGCTGTATATTCATCAACCAATTTTTGCTTCTGCTCCTGGATTATTTCTGTAGGTTTTTTCTCGCTCATATGTCTATCGCTCCTGAGAATTTGTTGGCGTCGATCTGCTTCTTGGTGACGTCAACTTCAGCACCATCGACCAAAACATACACAGTCCCATCCGCGCGTTGAGTGCCTTGCTCAACTGGATATTCATTGGCGTTGACATCAACCCAGATGATATTATTAGATGCGTCAATAGCATCGGTCATCTGAGGTTTTTTGATCTCTGTGTATACGTCCGACATAGCAACCAATTCTGCAACGGGAAACGTCACAACCTGCTCACTATAGATAATAGCATTGAGATCCGCTTGGCGGGTTGCAGAATCTTTATACAGATCAAGACGAACTGTAAGACTGCCTGCAAACCGGTCATAAACAATCAGGCCAATTCTCCAATAGTTTGCGATAAACCCCTTGATTGTTTCCTGTAATTGCAATGCCATTTTATCTCCTATACAATACTGGTTATTAGGCCATTGGTGACCGTGACAGTTTTGCCGTCAGTCGTTGTGAATGTTCCACTTGCTCCAGCCACACCGCCAACTTGATATGCCACAGCATTTGCAGTACCGAGTATGTCTGCAATACCTGTGCCGACTTCTTTTGGATTTATCTTGAGGTCAGTGCCATCATAATAAATTGAGGCATCTGCATTCTGCCCAAACATGACTTTGGCGTTATCTGTAAAATATGCACCACCCCATTTACCAGTTACAAGATCTCCTGTATGTTTTCCAAGTTTTCCTGTTATGGCTTGAGGGTATATTGAGGCCCCATAGGTAGTATCCTCATAAAAATGGAACATATTCATTGCACCACTTGACCGCCCAAATATAATATCAGCAGGATTCGCATCAGTGCCCGTAGCCTCTGTCATAAACTGAGGTCCACTGGGAAGAATACCTAACCTTGTCCCAGTGGCACCTGCAGTGGTTTGAAACCAAATCACACCAAGTGTATTTGTCTGTAGTACCCCGCCTGCAAATATTCCACCAGTCCCCGAATTCGAGAAATCCAGCATGCCAATATCGGCACCAAAAGACCCCAATCCAGTAGCAACATTAAAGCTGCATATCTCATTGACGCCGGATTTGATCCTCACTACCTTGGCGCCGGTAGTCCCTAGATTATTAGTTGCAATTAAATCAAAACCAATTGCACTCGCGCCATCAACTACATCTGTCCTGGCCTGGAATGTATATGCACCTGCTTGGATTGCACCCGCTTGATTCGATACTTGAATCGGGTCTGACGCAATGATTAACCCACGTGTTGCATGAGCAGTGGATTGTAGCGTAAGATTCTCGCCTGCTGCAATGCCGCCAATCTGTACTTGCCCTCCTGCTCGTCCTGCAAGCAGAGTATATTGAGTATGGTCATCATCAGCCAAACCAATGAGCACGCCATGGTCAAGATTAGATGTAGGCTTTCGCGTGATTATCATTACACCACTCCAAGAGAGTCTATTAAAGCTATTTTTGATATGTCAGACATCACATTCATATGAGGATATTTTCTTTTATATTCCTTACGTATCTTCTCGCTCCTTGAGTAGGCTACATACGGAATATTCGTATCTTCTATCTCCTCTACTACTCTTTGATTTACTAAATCAATATTAACTAGGGCACAAATTATATCTTTTTGATTGCGGCGTAAAACAAAGATCGCATCTTCATTGGTATCGGCACATTTACTATCCATATTGCGGTAGCTAAGAGCCTTCCTTAAATAGGAACTTACGCTCCAATCATTATCTACTATAAGGCAAAATCCTTCTGTGCAAGTCATCTGACGAATTATTACACGCGTATTTTGAGCCTTCAAGAAATAGGAGTCCACGATCTTTTTATCAAGCATCTTCAACCCTCGTGCAAGCAGTCATAACATCTTTAACTTCTACCATAAGGCCATTACAAGCGCGTACTAACTCAGCTAAACTCCCCATTAATTCTTTACTCTCGGAGAGTAGGGACTCGACTTGACCTTGTTGGCGAATATTTTGTTTATATAAAACCCCTATTGTTGCGGCCAGAGCACCTACAACAGAGAGTATAACTGATAAAGGTATCATCATGATGGTCGTTCCTTATTATTGGCTAATACGTACAACTGCATTTCCACTGATGTACTCCCCGGACTTGAAACCTATACGGTAATGTATACCTTGTTCTGGATCATCACCTACTTTTTGACCACTGGCAGTGAATTGGTATATATCATACCAGTTTGCCCCATCGAAAGAACGTTGGAGGGTTATTGTTCCAGCCCATGTTCCAGCTACAGAAACATTAAAGGTCGAAGCAGGTAACTGTACTACGGCCCACTGATCTGCACCAGTAAGCGTGGCTTCAACCTCTGCAATTGCATTACTCATGATTGTGCTCCCTCGAAAAATGTTATTTGGGCATTCATTGTTTTATTATGCCATTCAAATGGCAAGGCATTCTCTGTCTCATTGGCGGTGAAGTACACCGCAAGTCTATGGTCATAGAAGTTTATTTCCTTCATCTCAAAACGTCTATGCTCATATACTACGCTCCAACCAAGGTCGATAGTTTTATCTTTTGGGACATCACGCAGTTCAATAATGAAATCTCTAACTCCTAAGTCATAATAAGCACCATATTGGAAGTTCTTATTTGCCGCCAAGAAAGTTAAGTCATACGAGAATTTACGCGTAAGTCTTTTCGGAAGCAAAATAGCTCGCTTTACAGGTATGACCTCATAGGACTTAACTACCTCTCCAGTCTTTACATCATTACTAACACTTGTGACCTTATACAGATATACCTTTGTGCCATACTCTCTCTTGAGTCGGTACAAAACGCGTCGCATTTGGATTTTGCCTGTATAAGACATACTATTCCTTTTGATTTGGCCTCGGCCTTCTTTTGATTTGGCCTTGGCCTTCTTTTGATTTGGTAAATCAATGGCCGCGTAGCGGCGTAAATCAATGGGCCGCGTAGCGGCGTAAAGAAACGCCGCGTAGCAGAAAATGGTGGGAGGCCGACCTGGGCCGGCCTCCCAGCCGATGGCACTAGCCGAGGAGCACAGCACCAAGATTCGTATCCAGAACCTTCACGCCACCCAGCAGATCGACAGTAACCAAATGACCCTGGTTATTGCCATCATAGGTGATGGTGGTACGAATTGCAATATTATTGTAATTCGCAACAGCAGAAAGGGCACCAGCACCAGGACGCGGAGTCGCAAGAGGCCGACTGACAAAGGCAATGGCATTCCGATGGAAAGCGAAGTTATAGCTTCCAGCAGGACCAATATTCACGGTGACATTATCAGCAATAGCAGCTTCCAGAGGACGATCAAGAGTGATACCAGTAGTACCAGTAACATCAATAATCGTGTATACAGCAGTCGCAGTTGAAGTACCGAATGCCACAAACTGTCCAACCTGTGGAGCAACTGAGAACCCGTCAACGACAATTTCCTTGGCCCAATTAGCAGCATAGCCCGCTACCAAATTAACTGCCCCAGGGGTATAGATGGTGATGACTGCATTATCTACAACCGCAGTCTTCAGACCAGTCAGAACAGTAATGGCAGTCGGGGTAGCACCACCAACGGTGGACACAACTCGCAGAGGAGTCATATCGCCTGCAATGGTGATATAGCTACCTGCCGAGATCGCTGCACTGAAACCATCAACCGTAAAGGTCTTGACTCCAACTGCATACCCTGCAGCATTGTTAATTGCCCCGGTAACAGTGGTATTACCAATTGAGACATAAGGCATATTCTGAGCCATGAAGTTATTAAAGCCCAGTTTACGCCCCATGCTCGCTTCCCGCAATGCCGTACCATTGTCTCCAACCTTATCAGCGGTGAGGAAGATATCGGTATTAAGGGCTTCAGTCTCGCCATCAGAGTTCCAAATGAGGTTACGGCCATTGACAAACGCCTTATTCTCATTCATAACCTTACGAGTATCAAGCATATACTGCTTAGCAGTGGTACTTGAAAGGCCACCAAGAATACCTGCACTGTTCGCAAGGAACTGAGGATACTGACCAAGCACGACCTGATCAAGGGCACTGGCAATGGAGATGACCGCGGGCTCCAAATGGGTGGTGACCAGGTCCTTCATGGACTTCGATTCCTCACCGTCATAAATCATGAAACTGGTATGGAAATGCTGGTCCAACTTGACCTGAATATCAGTGGTATTCGCAGCCTGAACGGTGACCGAATCTGAATCAGTTTTCCGTTTAGCAGTAAAAGACCCGGGTTGACTGGTGTGAACCATATCGCCAAACCTCGCAATCTCATCAGAGAAATCGCGGTGAACCAAATTGGTAACCACCATATTCTCAGTCAGAATTGCGAGTGCCTCATTCGACCAGATCTCCGGAATGAGGGCATCATTAGAGTTACCATACCACAGTCTGTTACGTTTGAACATGTTGCTCTCCTATATTTTACTGAGGTCAATCTTGCCCTCTTTACGGGCCTTAAGATATTCCTCTGTAGTCATCTTCGCGGGGTTTACACTACCTCCGCCAGTATCACCCTGAGTATTCATTCCCAAGCCACCTTTGACATTGGATTTGAAGAGGTTACCATACTTCTCAGGCATCTTCTTCATTACTTCCACTGCCTCATTGACTTTAAGATCCAACTCAGTATCTTTACCATCTTGATCTTTACCAGTGATCTTGACCCGTGAGACCAAGTTCCCTGTGGGATTACCGTCCTTATCCAATTCATCAGTTAAGGTCGTATTTGGACGCAAGATCGCAACAATTTGTTCAGGGGAAAACGCATCACTTGCAACAGCTGCATCCGTTATAGTTCGTTGAATAGTCTCTCCAGTGTATCTATTTTGGAGAGACTCTAATTGATTTTGTAAATCAGAAATCTTCTTCTCATTCTCGGCTTTGATTGCTTCCTCATTCTGTTTGGCCAGCTCCTCTTTGGTCTTGAGGCTATCTGAGAGCTCCTTAACACGCTTCTGAAGGGTGATCTTCTCTTCAGCGGTTAGAGAACCTGACTTGGCCTCTGAGAGTTGTCCTTCAAGCTCTGTAACCTTCGTCTGCAAATTACGACGATTCTTTGCCATAATTGCATTGACTTCATCCTGAGTGAAGGTCTTAACTGGCGGATCTCCTGCTGGCGGATCTCCTGCTGGCGGATCTCCTGCTGGCGGATCTCCTGCTGGCGGATCTCCTGCTCCAGTATCCTCACCATACCACAAACGGCTCCTCGGCATTTCCTCGTACATTCCTATTCTCCTATGTTGCCCTATTAACCTGCATCGTCTCTGGGTCATCTAAATACGGCTTCAAATATTGCCAAGCTAAGGAGCTAGGAATACCGGCCAAAAGATGCTCTGGAACGAATGAACGGTCATAGGTAGACCTCGCACTTGCGAGTCCTTGTGATTTCATACTTAATAATTCCACTTCACGCTCAGGCTCGATACCATCAAGCAATGCAAATGCGGCTTCGGCGCAGGCATACTGGATATCGTCGGGGATCGTGGTGTCGTCATAGCGCGGAAACTGATTTGCTTGGGTATCACTATTCTTCCTACCAACGAAATTCAGTCTATCAATACGTATCGTGGACTCTGCGAGGGCTTTGGTCTTATCGGCATCACTAGCATTATCCCAGGAATCCACATTATATCTGGAAGTGAAATAGGTATCGGCATCAGCTACGGTAATATATGCAGTCATTTCGCACTCCCACGGGTTTTATCTTTAATAACTACATCTTGTGTCTTGTCCTTCTGGGACTGGGTCTTCTCCAAAACTGGAGAAGAAGGATTGGCATCCAGAGCTGCTACACCTCTGGCAGCCGCATTAGTTTGAGCAAGGACTATACGGGCTGCACGTTCCGCATGTTCAACCTTGGCCTTCTCAACCTCCCCTTCGGGGTAACCCTTAGCCTCAGATGCAGTCTCAACACTTAATAGTCCCTGCTCAATATCTTGAGATATCGTATCGGGATCAAGAACCGGAATATCGGAGTTATCGACCTCACCATATATGGTATTAAGGGTCTCTACACCAACTTTATCGGTAAGAAGTGCATGAGCAATATCCTTTGAAAGTTCCTTCTGATAGGTCTTCGACCCCACTTGGCTACGCAGTTTGGCTTTCGACTCTGCCTCCACAACTCGTTGTGCGTCGGTTTTAAGACTATAATGAGTTGGGTACTTCACCGTAGCAGATCGTCTTGAGGACTCGTACATCGCCCATAGTTCCGCTATGCGATTCTCCCCAGATTCCAATTCCTGTCCAATGTAACTCAACCCAGCCTCCAATGACTGGGAATCCATGGCCTTCGACTCGGCACTAGCTTCACGCCTCGGGATAAGGTTTGATACGGCGAGGTTTACGAGGAGCTTGATATCCCGTTTCAACTGCTCTTGCTTCTCCATGCTGACTCGGAGAGGCTCTGGACTGGGACTAATATAGGCAGGTCTCTCGGTGTTGATTGGATAACGACGCCCCCGTGTCGCACCCGTCACTAACTCCTGGGCCTTACCTGTTGCCGCAGAAGCCGCAGTTCCCGGTTGATTTACTAAATCAGTTTCCGAACCATCGGCATTGTAGGTCGGGCTCGAATATGTATTATTCTGACGTAGATGACCGGAGACTCGCCTTGGGTCATACTGCTCTGTATAGAATGGGAAATTGGATTTGAAGCTATAGTTCATATCCGCCGAGGCGAGGTTCAGAAGTGATATCTGAATATCAGCCACGTCTGTTAGGAGGGACTGACTTAACTCCATAGTAAGGAATGGGATATTAGGGATGTTGAGTACTCTCTCCGATATCTGCTCACCGTCCTTATCATACAAGATCGCCAATACGCCTTCGGAGACTAACCGCAGATAACGGTACTGCTTGACCAATTTGATTGGGAGCTGTGTTAGGGGATCGGTCTCATACACATGGTCTCTAAGTAGTATCGCAGCAAACTGCCCGGGGTTGTCATCTAAATACGACCAAGAACGAATGTCTTGAGCCTCATAGGTATAGATATAAGGGTTCTTACCTATCTGCTCAAGCTGTGTGGCTCCGGGCTCATTAGTCATATCGACGAAGATCCCTACCTTCCCGATGGAGAGCAAACCTGGAAGGACGCTTGCACCAATAAAATTATTCATGGTACTTGACTTCCGGTCCACGCCTTTGTCTCTACCAGCCACGGCATTCATATAGCTCGGAGTGCCCTCGCGACGGGTGATGTCCACCATCCTCTGGAAGATCGAGTTCTTGATCTCGTTGATAGCCGCCTTAGCGAAGGCTGGGACATAGGAGATCTTCTTACGGTTAGAGAAATCCCACTTGTCCTCCCGCTGAGAGAACTTCTGAAGGTACTCCTCAAGGAAGGCATGACCACCCTCATAGGCTAAGGCATACTTATCCCAGAGTTCTATCATCTTCTCGTAAGTGGGGTGTTTAACTTGGTAGATCATTCTATATCCTATCAAAAATGTCCTGGCTACCTGCCATCTCCGCCGCGAAGTTCAAGGCCACCTCATTATATACACGTGAATGAGTGTAATGATCGGCACTCGACCCCTCTACATACCTCGCTACGGGGTTGCCATTGCCGTCTTTCTTGTAAATCCGCACTGGAGCCTTAATCTGATCGCGATACTCAATGCCGGTATCCACTGGGAGGGTTATCGACTTGTTCCGAAAACGGCTCAAGGCGACATCCATCCAGGATGTTCTATCTACTGTAACGGTATGCTCCATCTCCTTGTGAATCGAGATTTGTTTACCTTGTATCCCTTGTCCATAGAAACAGGTTTTCACATATCCGTTGAAATTCTGAGCGAACTCGAAGCTTTTCCGGCGTTCAGGCTGGGCATCGATAACCGCGTACTGCACGGCCCATTTCCTCATAAGGGCGTTCAGTTCATTAAATGTCCTCACTTTACCGAACTCCAAAACCTTGCATCGGGCTTCGATGTTCAGGTCATCTGTGACCATATTGGCCGGGAAACGCCACTCATCGACCTCATAGTTAATCCAAGTACCAACGTCAACACCCATAGTCACGATACCTGTGGGGGTTGACATCTGGTTCTTATGTTCTCCAATACATTGATCCAGGTCACCATCCGTGACACGCGCACCATCAATAATATGCGTTAGGCCGAGCTTCGAGTTGAAGAACTCCTGTTCATCGGCGACGTTATTCAGGGACCCCTCATACGCCTTCGATAACTCCGCAGGCGTTATCATCATGCTGTAGAGCTGGTTGATATAGAATCCACGGTCATCGGCTTCTTGGGTAGGCATCCAGAAGCCATCTGCTAGCCATTCTTGTTTGGTTTCATGGGACAGCGTGCTTTTGCACGCTGTGCAGATCAGATGGCTATCCTTACCATCGAAGACTATGGAATCCGGATACTGGAGTTCTATGCTCCTCGAACAATGAGGGCATCTAAACATGAAATGTTCTTGTGTAGATGTCTTGAACCGCTTATTAATGCCGTGGTCATCTATACTCGGGGTCGAAATGCCCCAAGTTTGTTTCTCCAATTGTCCACTTGTGCGCTCGAAGACCAGCGGTATATTGTCTTGGGTCATCTCCTCGATCTCGTCGAGGATTATGAGTCCCACTGGTACGCTCTTCAAACCTGCCCGTGACCGACTGCCACGTATGTAGATGTTCGCAGTTCCAGCTCTCTTATGGCCTATGTTCTTAGTGTCCGTGAATAACGTCTGGAGGTAAGGGCTTAACTCCACCGCCGGGTCGAAACGGGCAGAGGAGAAGTCACTGGCGTCAGGCGTTTTCGCAGGTAGAACATAGAGCACTGAAACCGCGTTTATACCGACCTCGTAGAATACCTTATTAAGAACTGTCTCAGTATAACCCATCTGGGCCGCTTTCTGGCCCCATACAAATGGGCTTTTGGCGTCGTGCATCTCCCGTAACCAAGGGTGATGCTCAAACGTCCAAGGACCGGAGAACTGACCGCCCATTACGCGGTACGTTTCGGCCCATTTCGAGCAACTGGTTATCGACCTCTTAGTGAGACCTGCCGCGATACGCGACACGAATTGCTCGGCGATGTCCATCGTTGTCGGCTCCTCGGCCTGTCGGGCTTTGATTTGCCCTGTCGGGCTTTGATTTGCCCTGTCGGGCTTTGATTTGCCCTGTCGGGCTTTGATTTAGTAAATCAAAGGCCGGGGACCGGCCTAAATCAAAGGCCGGGGACCGGCCTAAATCAAAGCCCATCGGGCATGGCCGGGGACCGGCCGGCGCTAGCGCCCATCAGGGCGCCACGGTTATCCGGTTCATGGCCGCCGTTATCTGGGCCGCGACCTTGGCTACCGCTTCCTCGTCCTGAACCTCGGCTACGATGATCTGGATAATCTCGTCAGCCAACTGGATTGCCTTGTTACGGTCAAGCAACTGACCCAGATTTATATCCAATTTGTTGGTGCTCATGACCAGGCGTTCAATACTATTGACTAATGTGCTAATCTGGGTGCTTGCCAGAAGCAGATCGTGCTCATCCTTACAGCGATTCAAGCATGTCTCCAGCACCATACGCAGAACTCCAACCTCTTCACTCAGGGTTTTCAGGGCGGAGTTCGTAGATAGCTCCTCAAAACGGCTTTTGAACCGCGTCAACTGGTAGTTGAATACTTTTTTCCTTTCCTTCTGCTCCTTCTCAATGGTGTTATGTGTCTCGCAATACTGGAAGCCTTCGGGGGCCTCGTTTTTGCACGGTCCGAACTGGGTAGTGTATTGGCAGAGACTCATAATGTGACTTTCGGCGAAGAAAAAAAGAAGAAAACTCCTCTAATTTATAGTAGGTGTAAAAAGTGGAAAAATCAAGGAAAATTTTTATTTTTTTCTTCGGCGGAAAGCTTGTTTCGGGGTTGATTTAGTAAATCAGACAGCCATATAACCCACCCTCCCACCCCTTGGCGTCGGGCACCATCTCACTTGCTCACTATCTAGCATAGGCCATAGGCCATTATCTTGGCCTCGGGAATCGTCTCACTTGCTTGCTATCTATATATCTAGCATAGGCCATAGGCCATTGTCTTGGCATTGGGCATTGGCTGTTTGTTGGTTGGAAAATTTTCAGAAGTGTGGGATAGTGTAGGGGAGCCGTAGGCTCACATAACAAGCCTACCTTACTTGACTAGGAAAACCCTCCCTCCTATAGTGACGCCTTGGCAAAGCAAGTCAACATCCTTGCTTGGCCAAAGGTGATCTCGTCCTCTTCGAACGCTGAATCTATCAGCACCTTACATAACTCAAGAGTATCCTTACTAGGCTCAAGCTCCATGTACAGACCTATTACCCGAGCAAGGCGCCAATAGATACCGGCACAAGCCGGCAATGAAATTGTTTGAGCGGTCATCATATCTCCTTAGCATAAGAATCCCGGCCGGGAAATCCCGGCCGGGCGGTAAATGGCAATGGTAATCACGTGATGCTTGCGTCGAGCTCCTTAACGAGCTTGACTGCATCACGGTCGGCCTGGTCTTCGTCTGGTGCGGCGAAGAGCGCTGCAAGCTTGCGCATGGTGGGACTACTGAAATCCTGCAGCATATCAGCAAAGACCTTACCGGTCAGCTTATTAGCCGGCTTAGTGTCCGGATTATCGAGCTCATCCTTGCGAGCGGTGATAATCTTGTCGTAGGCCGCAGCTGCTATCTCTGGAGTATCACCCTTGACGCCACAAAGTTTTTTGATTGTGTCACCGTCATAGACCTTTCCCTTCCTCGTCCCTTCATTGTGTTCAGCATAGACT